ACTAATATTGTATATTATATTCTAATTATATTATTATAATATATTATCGTTTATTATTATAATGTTTAATATTATATATTACATATCCTAATAATATAATTATATACTATTCTATATTATACTATTCTAAATAATGTATATATATTCATTATGCCGCATAATTATACAATATACTAACTGTATAATCATTTCACCTATATTTTAATATAACAGTAAACTATAATATACACTATGCCCTCAGACGCTCTACAACGCCCTACAATGGACTTTTACGCCTTGCAATATAGTTATACCTTTTTTTAATAAAAACGGCAAATAACTATATAATGAACATTTTATAACATTGTGTCTATTATCTGACTTTACAATGTGTAATATATTATATATGAGCATTTATTCATATATAAATTGGTAGGCGGTCATATATAGAATGAAAATAATATATATATAATAATAGCGTTATAATACACTTTTAACAGGCCTGTACTATAATAGGCAATTTTTGGCTTTTGTTGATTATCTGAAAAAAGGGATTGACAAGGTGCGGCCGCTGTGGTATTATGTAGACAGTCAAGGGAGAAACCCAAACGACAATAAACACGGGGCGCCGATACGCAAGGAGGCTATATATTATGTGTGATTATTATGAAGATGTTTTACAAGCAGTAAAAGAGGCAGCAGAAGATAGCTACACCCCGGAAATACTGGAGCCGGTAGACTTGGACGACTACGCCGAGAAGCTAAACGATGCTTTGTGGGTTGACGATAGCGTGACCGGCAACGGTTCCGGCTCTTACTTTTTCAATTCATACGAGGCGGAGGAGGCACTCGTTGGCAACTGGGGGCTTGCCGCTGAGGCGCTGGAGGAATTCGGCTACGACGATATAAATGCCTTTGAGAAGGGCGCCGAGTGGATAGACTGTATAATTAGATGTTACCTGCTAAATCAGAGTATAGCCGAGTATGTCGAAGAGTACGAGGACGAGCTAACGGAGCGCATCGAGCGACTAAACGCTTAATAGTTAAACACGAAACAAAAGGGCGGGGCTTTCCCGCTTTTTTGTTTACCCTAAGACTTTAGTACATTAAAGCGTGATATTTATTGAACACTTGCCTATTATTTGGCACTTCTGAAAAATCTGTACTAAATCAAAAATAATGCTTGATTTTTCGGTGCGGCGGTGGTATAGTGTAAGTGTTCCAAGGGAGGAACGAAAAAATAAAAAAGGATGGTATTTTACAATGCGACAGACTTATAACTACAACGGAATTTTACTTTCCAGAATGGAGCACGGACTCAATAGCGCCCCGGTGAATTATGACGCAATGAATGATGAGGTGCAAAGATGGATTGACGAATCCGCAAATAGTTTTTTTGTAAATCAAAAAACGGGGCAAATATACGAATTTGCAACCAAACACCCGCTGCCCTCTACTTTGGTACATATCTATAAAAATACAGTTGATTTTATAAATCAAGCATATTTTGATAACTTTATAAACGATTTACTGACAGATAATGAAGATATAGACTATGAGGATGCGTATAATTTTGCAGTTAAAAAGTTTTGCAATTAAACTAAACCGGGGCAGCCGTCCCGGTTTTCTTTTGCCGTCTGAGTTAGTCGCCGCTAACTTATATATAGGTTAGTCAAAATATGCCATAAAATCATTTTTAACGGCTTTTTTGCTTTAGATATAAAGTTTATATACCTAAAATATAAAAATGCCATTTTGACCACTTTATGGCGATATTTTGAGCACTTCCGCAGCTTTTGCCCGCTTCAGTGTTGGATGAGACTTTAACGCTTTACCTTGCTAAAGTCTTATGCCCGTTATTTTTTTTTTTTTTTTTTTTTTTTTTTTTTTTTTTCACTTCCCACACTTCCCCACTTCTAATTATACACACTTTTGCGGCAAAAGTCAATAGATATTTTGTTAATTTTATTTAGCATTTTGCACAAATATTTGGCGGTTTATTTGTGCAAATTTACAACAAAGTTTTTCTTGCTTTTTTGTCGTTGGTGTGCTATTATTAAAAAGCAATAAGCCGACGGGCATTAAACGCAAGGAGGACAACAAACAATGATTTATTATGAAGTCAAACAAACATATAATGATAGATGCATCAATGGATATATGCTTATCGGCGGCGAGTTATACACACGAAAAGAATTACAAAGGTTTGCTATTCCGGAGAAATACACAAAAGAAATACAAATAAAAAAGACTGAAACATATTTCTTTTTTGGTGCAAGACTATATAATAAATAACTATTTTAATATAAAATATAAGCCCCGGCAAGTCCGTGGTTATTTTTTTGTTATAAAATAGTTTACAAGTAACATAAAATCTGGGGCGTTTTGGCGGGCTTTTAGGCGGTGGGCTATATTCCATATAGAATAAGACGAAAAACGCCGTACAAGGGCGCACACGGGGCGAGGCGGCTTATATACGGCTGGACGGTTGCGGCGTTTTATTTTTTTAGTAAAATCTGAAAAAAAGAATTGACAAAAACGGCAAAAAGTGGTATAATATATAAAAATGGACAAATTGCGCCCTTATGCCTATTTTTAGGTGCGGCTCATAAAACTTTAACGCTTTAGTGCGATAAAGTGCTTACTGAACGGATAGTATAATATTATACTATTTATATTATAGGCAAACTATGCACAAAAATAAAAACTAAACGACTGTTTAGTAATAAACGGTTTGGTAATCGTGCGCTCAAAAATGCCCGCAATGGGTAATTGAGCTTAGGGTAATCGTGCGTTCTGAATTTCGCCACCAAGTCTTATAGGGTAATCGTGCGAAGTAAAAATGCCGGTCACATATTGTTTATTTTGCAACAATTCAAAAACTGCATAAAGCTAAAAATCATATAGTCCACGGGGCTATTTTTTTTATTTATTTTGTGCGATTTTGCCCAGCATATAAAACAGACCGCTAACGCCACGGGGCTATATATTTGGATGCGCTGGATTTTGCCCAGAGTATAATTATAACGGTTTTCCGTGACATTTTTTGCACGCAGTTTTTGTTTATTGTACGCACTTTTTACAATGAAAATTTGTTAAAATAACGGTATTTTATGCTACTTTTTGACTTGTAATTATGTTGTAGATTTTGTTACAATTATACAGTTATATACAGCAAATTATGTTGCCAGATGATTGAATAATGACAAAAATAGTCAAATATAAAAGTAGACCGCTATTGCATTTTATCCATTCTTTTTACTGTTTTACTGTACTATTTTTAGGACTGTGACTAAAACAAAAGCTGCGTATTTTCTATCATTCAGAATCAATTTATTATCAAACAACATAGACACAACAACATAGACAACACTATATAGACACAGCAAGATAGAAATATTATCATATATTATATACATATTATATATAGTGCGCTCAAAAATGAAAATCAAAAATAGAAAATAAGAATCGTTTTTAAGAATCGAAAATCAAAATCAACTTTCAAAATCAAAATTGAAAATGAGAATCAAAAATCAAAATTGAATTCAAAAATTAGTCAAAATAACTAAAAAGATTTGTGCATTTTGACTATTGCAATTTGCATTTGGATTTGGTATAATGAAGTCACAAAATCAAACAACGGAACACACGAAAGGAGAACACAAAAATGAAATTCAATGTTGACATTAAGGAGCTTTACCAAGAATTCAAAGAGGAATATAATCTTATTTATAACTCAGACGGCTATATTCCAAGATATTCAGATGCAGTCAAAGCGTATGATAACTTCGTTGAAGAAGAAGATAGTATTGATATTGTATGTGATTTTATTGCTTATTGCCATCCTATTGACAACGACTTTGAAGCTGCTGCATTTATGTTTGCAATGGAATACACTGCGTATAATTTTGACTTGGATAAATATTTGGACAAAAATCCGTAAAGCATTTTGACACCCGTATATCGTGGCGGTCATTGGATTTATGAATTATAAATAAAGGAGGAAATTAAAAATGAAATACAGAAAAACGCTTAATTCCAAAATCCTGTTTTATGAAATTGATGTTTATTGTGCGACTATGGCTAATTTTTGGCAAAACAAAAACGACACTATGTACACAGAATCAAAAAGCGCAATTGATACCATTATAGAATTGATGGTATATTATATGGGATATAATAGGAAAGATTTGTGTAAATATGCTATTGATAAGCTAAACGGTTATTGTATCGCAAATGATATTATTGATTACACAACCGATGAAGCCGAAAAGGAGTTTTGCTCAGAATGAAAATTGTTTACTCATATCACGAAGTCAATAAAGAGTTTACAGAAATTGTAAATCATTATCTTAGTACAGGCTACACAATCAATACGGCAACAATGAATACAAACGGCGATGAAATTACAAAAATTGACCTTGTAGATAATATCACTCATAAACTAATCCGTGTTGCATTATTTGGTGTTAGTGGCGAAGAGTTTAACTGGATTATTATTGTATCTGAAATTAAAATTGACTTTGATTTTTTAGGTAATTCATTTGCACCGTATATTCACGCAACGGAAAATGTGCCGTTTATTACATTTACATACAAGGAGGAACATAATGAGTGTGGTATCAACTGAACAGTGCGAACAGTTTATTAAAAATCTATTCAAAGAAAACGATTACAAAGAAATCAATGTAACTGGATTTTGGCGAGAAGCTGAATTATCTGGATTGTGGGTGCGTGGCACATTTGATTCACCTATGACAAGTGCGGTGTTAAAACTGTTAAAAGTAAAATATTATTATGCAACAAATCCAAAAGATGATACTTGTGTGTTTTTACCGACTTTTCGTCAAATTGCATAAAAAATAGAACATAAGTTTGTGCATTTTGCGAATTGTATTTGTATTTCATTTGTAGTATAATAACAACTGTAATGAGGAAGTAAACAATCATTAATATGAATCAATAGTCGTATGGACTTAAAACACGGAGGTATATTATGAGAACAGAAGAAGAAATTAGAGAAGAGTTAAAAGACTTATTTGAAGACAATACGGAGCTTTTTAACGAAGCTATTGAGGAATTAGACTCCTATAATGATTACTTGGGCGATGACCGTTATTATTATATGGAAGAAATTGACGAATTATTTAGCAGTTATAATGTAACAGATATATTATATCGTGTATTTTACGGTTATAATCAAGATGATTATACAATAGACGATTATGGTGAGAAGCATTATTGTTCATTTAATCCAAATTGCGATTATTTCAAAGTCAACGCATACGGACATCTTGTATCGGCTTGGTATAAAGATTATTCAGATCATCTTGATGATTATTTCATTGACAGTTTACTTGAAAATCATTCAGATTTAAGTCTTGACGCAGATATTGAAACATTACTTGACGAGCTTGAAAACGCAGAGTAGTGCGAGGACAACTCAACAATTTATACAAAATGCACAATAATCTTTGTGCAAATTGCCTATTGAAATTCAAACACAAATATGCTATAATACAAGTACAACAAAGGCAAGGAAGCCAAATAAGAAAGGAAATCAATTATGACAAAGGCAATGTGTGAAAACTTTGTAGCGGAAATAAATAAAATGATGAGCGACGGTGTAGATTGCGTGGAAGTTTACACCGCAAAGCCCGGCACTAAATTGTACAACGGCATATTCTCTAATGAGTACAATTCTTGCATTGAAGATTATATTGGATATACAGACCAGTTTGAGTGGGATAAGAACATTTCACTTGACGAATCTATGAAGCAGACAAGAGAATATTCCGACTTTATCGGCACGGTTATGGATGGTGAAGAGTATGAATTGTGGCTTGGTGATACTTCTGAACAGTTCACCGATACACATACACAGGGTACGACCGTTGGCGTTATCGTTTTGTATAGATAAGAAAGGAGATTGAATATGGAACGCACTTATTACATTAACGGAATTCAGTACGATGAGCAAGAGTTTTTGCAAGAAATGGTAGACCAAGGGGCTATGGTACAAGATATTGTAGACTTGGCAGATGGTTATTCTTTTGTTGGTGATAATGGAAATATGTTTGATGTTGAATTTTTGGAGGATTAAATAATGGAGTATACATATTATATCAATGGTACTAAGTGCAGCGAATGGGACTTCTTGCAAGAGATGGTAGTCGATAGCGCCAGACTTGATGATTTTGTCGAAGTCGCAAACGGATATACATATACGGCGGGTAGTGGTAATATGTATTGGGTTGTGAAAGGAGAGCAAGATAATGACTGAATACGGATTTTGTGGTTTGGTATTTTTCGGTGCAATGGTGGTAATGTTAGCCGCTGCTATTGTCGGTCATATTGTCCAAATTCGCAAGAATAAGCGTGATTTGGCGGCGGCTAAGAAGGAATATAGACGGGAACAGGCGATTGAATATAGTGCGGAAATTGCCGCATTAGCAAGCATTTATCAAAAATAAAAAACAAAAATAAAAAATAAGTATTGACAAACGGGTTTGTTTGTGGTACAATATAGACAAATCAAGAAAACAAAGGAGACAAAAACAATGATTACTTATCTGAAGCCAGAATTTGACAACGCAAAATCTTTTTACAATAAGGCAGTTGTAGAAATTGATGAAAATGGAAATAAACATTTGTATTCATACAATACGCTTGTATGTGAGCTTGACGGACTGAATAGCGTTGCAAAAGTTTACAATGTGCAGTCACAAACAACATTGCGACATATTAAAGAATTCTTGCGGCAAAACGGATTTGTTGCAGATACCAAAAAGCAAATTGTTGCGGATTATTGGGCGGCGTGATATGAACAGATTTGAATATTGGAAACAGATTATATTAGCACAAAATACAAACTTAGACCATATTATAGAACTAATGGCAAATGACGAAAACATTACAAATGAACAGTATTGTCAATTATATAGTTTAGCATTGGAGGTTTACTAATGAATAATATTGATATTGAAAAATGCGATACAGTTTTTGAGGATATTACAGAGTGGGCAAAATACGACATTAACGGCACACGATATTATAAAAAGTCAGCAAGAGAAGTTGAAGCAAGGCTATTTCTTGACTATCAATGCAAGGATGAAATTACAGCCACTGAACATTGTTATATCCTTGGTAGAATTTATGCCGATGCTCTTGCAGTCGGTGGAGAAGATTTTTTCAGAGTGTAATAAAAAAAATACTTGACAAATTCTAATTTTTATGGTATAATAGGTTTACCAAATCAGAAAGGAACATAAAAAAAATGAACGCAGAAAAGGTATTAGCAGCTTTGAATGAAATTGTTGAACAGATTGACAAAGACCAATTAGATTACAATTTTAAGAAATATTTTGACCGTGATATGAATTCTATTGAAAGTAGCTATTGTGGAGCACCGTCAATGATGGCAGATTTATGCAAAGCATTGCAAATGGATATTTTGAAATCCAGCAATAAATGCAAGGCAAATCGTACAAAAGCCGTGCTTAGAATTTTGAAAAACTCAGAACCTGAACAGTTTACAAAGGCATTTATTGATGAGGACGGAAAAGAAATTGTGCTTGATGGTTATAGAGCAATTTGTTTTGCAAATCAGGTAGATGGCGTTCCCACAACCGACAACGGCGATGTCTTTATTTCAATTAAAAATTGTTATTTTAGCGAGGACATTAGTAGTTATAACAAACTTAATCTTGTAAGCCTTGCAGAACTAAAAGCAGAATTAAAAATTGATAAAGCAAATAATGTGGGAATTGATACAGGAAAGAAAAAGAAAACGCCGATTTATGCTTTTGGTGTTTCCGCAGATGAATACAACAGTACAATGCCAGTTGTAAACTTGCAATATCTGATTGATATTGTAGAGGCAATGCCAAGTGCAAAAGCATTTTACAAAACAGATAGAAACGGAAATTCAACGGTGTATTTTGTTGACGATGAGGGCAACAGGGCTATTTTATTGCCACTTAGATATGACAAAGAATACAAATATATTTTGAGCAGAAAGGTTGTAAAATAATGGCTAAATATTTGATAAATTGCAACAATTATCCAAATTATCCACCTGTTGTTATTAATTGTGATACACTTGCGGAAGCGTTGATGAATTATCTTGAAAACTGGACTACAAATGGTTTATCAATAGGGCAAGAAACATACGAAGCATTATCAAATGGTTTGACGGTAAAACAACTTGTTGAATTTGCAAATGTAATTATTGGTAATGATTATAGCGATGAGCAAATCAAATACATTTATAAATTTGAAAAAAGTGAAAAAATCTATTGACAAATAGCTGCCGATGTGGTATAATATAAAGGAAATGTGAGGAGGTTATCAATATGACAAATACAGAGTTGGTAAAGGTTTTTGCGCAAACTATTAAACAGAAGCCTTTTAGCTTGAGTGATAACACAACTAAATCCTATCTATATCATATTGGCAAACTGATTGATTTTGTTGACGATAAACCTATTTCAGAAATCACAACAAAAGATATTAAGAAATATTTGTTTGATATTAGTAGCAACGGCGCTTCAGATACAACATATAATTTGTCTTTGGCTGCATTTAAGTGCTTATATAAAGCGCTTGGATATAATCCATTGACTGAAGATGACTTTACAACAAATCCAGCACTGAATATTGTTAGTGTTCGGAATGTAAAGCAAGAAAAGAAAACGCCGCTAAATGAAATGGAAAAGCAAGCGCTTTTGCGGAATTGCAAAAATAAACGGCAGTTTGCAATCTTGACAACTTATCTAAATACTGGTTTGCGTGTTCACGAACTTGTAAACTTGACATTGGAGCAATACAAAAATCGTGACGAAAACGGCAGAATTAAATTGACTATAAACAAAGGTTCGTATGATGATGAGTATATCTATATCAATGAACAGACAGAATCAGCTATAAACGAATATTTGTTGACTCGTAAACAATGTGATTGTCAATATTTATTTGTATCAAATTATGGTAACAAAATGACACCATCTTGCATTAGCAAAACTTTGAAAAACATTGCAAGGTGGAGCAGAAAGTTTACAGAAGAACGGATTAGTCAAATTAGCAATCATTTAATGCGGCACACTATGGCAACGGATTTAGTAAACGAAAATGTGCCGATTGATGTTGTGGCAATGGTTTTGCGGCATCACGGGCTTGGTACTGTTATGACTTACGCAAAAACGGACGAAAACAGAGTTTTGGAAGCAGTGCGATAATTATGTTTTTATGTATCACTATACTATTTTTTATTGTAACTGTATGGTTGTATATTATTATACTAATTGTGGAATTATTGTGTGCGTTTTGGAAAGAATAGGGGTAAAATATGGACAGATATTATTCTGATTTTGTTAAAATTGGTGATTTTAGTTTTCATAAAGTCAAAAAATTGTATGGAATTTTGGCATCTTTTAAGAATGGAGACAATTATTTTAGGATTGAAAGCAAAAACGGAAAATTCAAATTGACTTCGTGTTCATTTTTAATTTTGCTTAGTTTAATCGGACTAAAAGAGCCTGTAAATATTACTTTAGTATCAAACAATCTTGATTTGTTGCGGCAAACTAAGAACAGAATTTTGCGCATTGCATAGGTGATTATATGACTATTTCTGAAATTATTGAACAGTTTGGATTAAAAGACAATGATTTTCTTTGTGTCTATTCAAAGGAAAAAGACTATTTTATCTATGTTGGAATGATTGAGAATATTGAAAGTTGGATTTTAGACCAAACTGCTTTGAAAATTCATACACAAAATGGTAAATTTTGTATTGACATTTAGTGAATTTTATGGTATAATATAAGTGAGTTCCATATTTTTTTTGAAAAAAATAAAAAAATACTTGACAAATGGTTTGAAATATGGTATAATATAAGAGCCTTTTGTCATTCAAATGAGGCGTGAGTAGGCATACGCCAAGAGCAGCAAGACTTCGCAAGTTAATTAGCCACCTTGTACAATGGATGTGCTACAAGTAAAATAAAGTAATAAATAAGTCGCATCTCGTGGCGTGCATACGGGGGCACGATTTGGATTGTCGGCGGTTCAGTCCTAAGAACCTATTAGTGTGATTGCTACACACAAACCGCCATTATATATGATTCAGTAGTTTAATTTTGAAAGAACGAACGGTTGAGTTATCGTAGTGTGATGGTTTGAGTCCATCCTGAATCAAAACAGGTATCTGTGTAAAAGAAGATATGTACTTGGGTATGACAACATAGTCAAAGAATGCATCGCATATCTTCAACAGTGACTATGGTGTTGTCTACTACACCAAGAAACGAGAGGTCGCTCCTCAAGTTGCTCTTTAAGTAGACCGAAGTATCTTCTAAACTTCCAGTAGGCGGGCTGGTGTTAAAATTAGAAGCAATGTGCTTGATAATGTGTGCGTTGGAAAATAAAGGATTAGCTATCCAACATTATCAATATGCGGATATGGTGTAATGGTAACATTTAGCCCTTCCAAGGCTGCGTTGCGGATTCAAATCCCGTTATCCGCTCCAAAAGGCTTGACTGTTAAACTTTCATTGAAAGCCTAAAAGATAATAAGCATAATACTTTCAGATTTTTAGTTAATAGCTATGTCTTTTGAAATAAACCCATAGAAAGTTAATATCCTTGTCAGACAAAAACATTATACTATTTTGTGTAGATACCTTGTGTAATTTAGTGTATTGTTGATATAAAATAGTGAAAGACACTGTGATCTTAATGCGTGTATTGGGGATCGTTAGCTATAAAGCTGGGAAAGCTAACAAGCAACAATTTGATACTGTCAAGGCAAAACTATGTAGCTTAAGACAATGCATAGAGACACGATACGAAGATGTAACTTCGACCATTAAGTCTGGGGTGTGCAAAATTAACATTGAGAGGTCGCGACTCTCATAAATTCGGACATAAGAAGAGATGCAATCCGGGTAGATTTACGAAGAAGGCAGTATCAATATGGAGCGTTAGCTCAGTTGGTAGAGCCGCCGGCTCATAACCGGTTGGTCATAGGTTCAAGTCCTATACGCTCCACCATTATATGCTGATATGGCGAAATTGGCAGTACGCATCGGATTTAAGCTCCGATGGTGGTAACACCGTGTGGGTTCGACTCCCACTATCAGCACCAAACGGCTTTGACATTTGAGCCTATAATCAAATGTTGTATAATTAAACAATAGGTGCCACGAAGCCTTTTATGTAATTGAAAGATTACAAAGTAAATTAGTGTAAAAGCCTTCCTATGATATGGAAATACACAAGGACAACAGTGGTAAATGGTGCGGATAATAATCCGCTCGGCACAATAATATGTCGATAAGATAGCAGCCTATTGTTTAATTTAATATGCTGGATTAGTTCAGTTGGTAGAACGCCGGATTTGTAACCCGGTGACAGCCGTTCAAGTCGGCTATCCAGCACCATATATCGGTCTATCGTGACCGGTGAAAAATACGCCCGAAGAGGAATGTAATTCAAATAGCCAGATGGTAGTGAATAATTCACACAAAACGCTGCTCCGTAGAAATGGAGAGAAATTGCAAAACCGTTCGACTCGGTAATCGGGCTATAAAAAATAGCCACGAGGTACATTGTTTTCCTTGTTTTTGTCTCGTGTTGTAATTACCTCCTTTCCTTTCTGATATATGTTGTATCTTGTGGCTATTTCCTCCTTTTAATGAAAAATCTTATAGTCCACGGACTTTAAGTATATATGCCAGTGTAGGTCAAGTGGTTAGACCGCACGACTTATAATCGTGTAATTTGAGTTCAAGTCTCAGGGCTGGCACCAACAAAGAAACTCAAGAATCTATATCAGTGTAGCCGAAAAGTTGTTATACTGTGGATTTTGTGAGTGTCTTTAAGTCAAGTTTATTAAAATAGTGGACGCATTGTTTTAATAAACTAAAAGCGGATAGCCGGGTTTTCTTTGTTACGGCTATTTGCGAATAGCGCCATACAATAGGCATTATTCAAACAAACGAAGAAAACAAAGATGGGTGTGGTGGTTCGTCCACAAAGTATTAGCGCTGATACAAACCGCTCTTGTCGCACGCAAGTAAAAGAGGTTGCCGCTTTTAGTTAGTATTTGTTAGCGTCACAAACAAACCGTTTGCGTTTTTGGGTGTTGTCCGCAGTATTATTACGAGAATATAATACACATAAAATGAACACCCACACATAGGAATATGGTGTAATGGTAGCACGATTGACTTTGACTCAATTAGTCTATGTTCAAATCATAGTATTCCTGCCATTTCAAACTCAAAATCAAAAATCGTTTTTAAAACTGAAAATCAAATTCAGAATTGAAAACGAAAATTGAGAATTAAAATTAAAAAAAGGAGTTATTATGACACAAGTAATTAAGAAGCCAAATAGTAGGATTACTTACTATGTCAATGAAGAAAAAGGCGTTGTTATCGCAAAATTGAAAAAGTGGGATATGGTTACAGACACAAATCTGTATTTGTTAAATCATAAGTTACCTACGATTGAACCTGAGCTTACATATGACAAATATTATGATGGACATTTTGTTGGAAAGGCAACCTGTTCTAAAGATGATAATTTTGATTTGGAAACAGGGATGAGAATTGCGAGAAATCGAGCGCTTCATAAATACTATTATGAAAAGTGTATTTTGATGATAAAAATGACAAATATTTGGGAAACGAGAATTTCTTGCTTAGAAAAATATGGACTTCATATGAATGATAAACTTGCAAAGATTGGTAATAGTCTAAAGGAGGATAAAGTATAATGGGAATGAGAAAATATGAGCGCAAAATTGCACATAGAAATATGGAGCGAGATGGAATTAAACATATCAACAAGCGCACAAAGGACGAAAAGGGAAATTTAATTCCGAGTTATTTTTCACGATTTTGGCGTTTCAGTGTAAATAATAATACTAAAAAGGAGACGGTATAATGAAGTATATTTCTAATGATGGTAATTTTGTTTCTGAAAATGTAGATGAAGTTACTAAGTATGAAAATGAACTTAAAGAAAAGACAGCAGAGCAAGAAAAGAAAATTGCAGAAAAGAAAATTAGAAAGCAAGAAGTAATTGATGCCTACAAGCATTATATGGAACTTGAAAGGGCTTTCGTTAAGGATTATGGCTTTATTCATTGGAGCGACATTAGTACAAGCAATAACAATAATTTTAACAATAAATATTTTAAGCCTTTCTTTGATTTTTGGATTTAAGGTCGTTTAACCTATGCTGAGAGGCTCTGTGATAGCCTATAAGCCGTTTTTATATAAAACTAATAATTGGTTATGGATAAGTATAAAAATGCGTTCTGTTGTCCGATAGAGCGAAATAAACAAATTAAGATTAAAAATTAAAATTAGATTAGGAGAATTATATGGCAGAAAAAAGAGAAATTAGACGGACAGAGAGCACGGGGCTGATTGTCGGTACACTTTCTGAATTGGCGCTTGAAGTTGTAGACTCTACTATTAAGTTGGAGGATGGCAAAGAAAAGGCTTGTAAGCAAATTCGTGCCAATGATGGAAAATTTAATGAGGCAATCGCCATCGAGACTGATAATGGCGTATTTAAGTTCCCTGCGCCGTCTTTTTGTACAAATATTAAGCGTGATGGTACAGAGAGTAACGCCTATAAGGCTTGGCACACCGTTGTGACTGAATACAAGGATAAGGTTCATTATGGTGATGAGGCAGACCGTGTAAGTTTGACTGTGGGCTATGAGCCTACATTTAGTTATAGCACGCCCAAGGATGATGTTGTTGTTTATGCAAATAATTTTCGCACCAGATTTATTAGTCGAGTAGATAAAGACGCTGATAGTTCTACCGATATTCAGACAGAGTGTGTAGTTAAGGCAATTCGTCCTGAAATGCGTGGCGAGGAAGAAACAGGTCGTAAGATTGTAGATATTATGACTGCAAACTATGGCGATAGTGATACTCCGTTGGTCGGCGTTGTGTCAAGTTTGATTATTCCTGAAGATTTGGTTGATGATTTTGAGGATATGTATTCCGCTGGACAGACTTGCAGACTGAATTTTGAGTTGAAGAATGTAAAGGTTGGTGGAAATAACGGCGGTGAAGTCCGTGGATTTGGTCGAAAAGCAAAGGTTCACGATGGTTTTATTGTTACTGAGCGTGTAGTATTTGGTGGAGACCCTGCATATAACGATGACGAGGACACCGAAGATAAGGCATATACTAATGCAGAGATTAAGTCTTTGTTAAAGGATTTTGATATTTGTAAGAAAGCAAAGTTGCAAAAGGGCAGAGCAGAAAAGGGAAATAATACTAAGTCTAAGGGTCTTGGTAATCGTGCAAGTAAGGCAAAGGTCAAAGCAGAATCTGTTGATGATGATAATCCCTTTATGGATGACGATGACGAAAATCCGTTTATGTAATTTCTAAAGGTTGGTGGTTATATAAATGGCTAAGATTGATTTGTTGTCATTGACTGAAGATAATCTTATCGGTGGTATTCAGCAGAAAAAGATTATGATTTATGGGTCAAATGACTGTGGAAAGACATTTCAGGCGACAAAATTTGAAAAGCCGTTACTTTTAATGACAGAAAGTGGCGGTGGTGCATTAAAGGTTAAGAAACTTCCTATTAACAAATGGTCTGAATTTAAGACAGTTGTTGAAGAATTAACTAATCCTAAGACATTCGACAAGATGTTTGATGTGTATAAAACGGTTGTTATTGATACGGCAGAAAATCTTGTAGACGAAAGTGAAAAGGCAACTTGTAATGAGTTTGGTGTGCGTGATTTAAGCGAAATTCAAGGAAGGCAGAACGGATATAAGATTGCAAGAAATGATTTTGCTGCGCAGATTAACAAACTAACATCTTCTGGTTATTGTGTTGTGTTCATTTGTCACGAGGAAACAGTAGAAAAAACAGACCCTGTTACAGGAGAAACATATGCTTATACACAGCCAAAAGGCACATCTAATGAAAAGTCATCTATGCGTATGCTTAGAGATTTATGTGATTTTGCTATTTATGTTCGTCCGAATGGCATTGACCCTGAAACATATGAGACAATCCCGTCAACGGCAATTTGTAAGGAAACAAAGACAAGTTTTGCTCGGTCGAGATTTGCAATTCAAACATTTGTTGACCCGTTCACTGCAAGCGGTTTGATTGAAGCTATTGAAAAGGCTATTGAAAAGTCGGCAGAAAATGAGGGAGCAGAAGTAGAAAAGTATATTCAAAAGAAACAGTCTTATACAAAAGAAGATTATTTTGAAATGATTACGCCTTATATTAAGGTTTTATCTAAGAATTATAGCTCTGATATTTCTGCTATTATCGCAACAGAGTTGGGTGATGGGCGTAAGATTACAAGCGCAACGGACGATGAGATTATTGCACTTGACAATATTTATAATAGGCTTGTAACATTAGCTACATCGTTAGACATAACGGTGTAAAATAAAATACATAAAATAATTGCAATTTATTTTGAGCCGTTTGGGTGATACTGAACGGCTCATTTTTAAGGTGTAAATATGCCAAAGTGTAATTTTTGTAAAAAAGAAATAAAAGAAAAAGAAAAGCATAATGCTTATATTGTCAAGAACGGCAAAAGAAACGCTTATTATTGTAATGTAGAATGTTATAATAACTATATGGCAAAAAAGCAAAATAAACCCATTACAGGCTATAATATAGCACCTCGAAGAGTATTAACAGACTACATTTTATACATATATGAGCAAGAAGGATATAATAAAAATGAAATTCCTTGGCAGATGCTAATGGCTCAACTATCCAACATACTGAAAGAGCATAGGGATGAAAAATATTCATATCAATCCATTTTATATGTATTAAAATATATGAGAATGATTGGTGTAAATTTACTTAGTGAGCGGTCAAACGGCTCTTGTCTTTCCCTTGTGGAATATTATTATAATGAGGCAAGAGATTATTGTAAACGGTCAGCAGAATTGAAAAAGGAATTTGAAAATTTTGAAATAGATGACAGTCCGAAAATTGTAAAGAAAAAAGTAAAACACGAAACAAATAAGTATAAAGAATTAACATTTGATTAAGGAGGGCATTATGTTATATTCAAATGATATTGGTAATTTAATCTTAGGTGCAATTTGTAATAATTGTACTTTAATGTTTAATAGTAAAATGCCCTTAAATAAATCTGATTTTGAACCAAATCAATTCCATAAGATTATTTTTGTTTGTGTATATAATATAGCATTAAAGGGTGCAAAAGAAGCAAGTGAAATTGAGATTGCTGAATTTTTAGAGAATTATCCTGCTCAAAATAATATTTTCAAAGATAATGACGGCATTGAATATATTAGAACAATTAAAACACTCTCCAAAGCAGAAAATTATGAATATTACTGGAATACTGTAAAGAAATACTCTTTACTTAGGGAATATAAAGTTGCTGGATTTGAAATTCAAGACATTTATGATGAAAATAAGAATGAAACAGAAGAACAAAACAAATTTGATAAGTGTCAATTAAAAGATATAATTAACTATTTTGATAGTAAACAGTGTAATATTAAAAAACATTTTGCATTTGACGAAGAAACAGAAGAAATGATTTGCGGAGATGGCTTTGCAGATTTGCTTGATGAGTTAGAAAAAGAGCCTATGGTTGGTGGTCAATTAGCTTCACCCATTTTGACAAACCTATATCGTGGCTGGTGTAAGGGACATTTAATTCTGCGTGGTGCTCCGAGTTCATTTGGTAAAACTTTAATGAGCATTATGGACTTAATTATGGTCGGTTCATTAAAACTATACGATGAAAAAGAACATAAATTTATTGATAACCCATATTATCAAGGTAAGGCGGTCTTAATTCATTCAGAGCAAAAGTCTGAAACTGAAATACAAACAAGAGTTATTTCTGTGTTGTCTAAAGTAAATTATTCAACAATTCTTGATGGTAAATTTACAAAAGATGAAAAAGAAAGATTGCTTGAGGCTGGAAATATTCTTAAAGAAAGCGAATTAAAGATTGTCAACTATCCTAATTTTACCGCTACTGGTATGAGAGAATTATGTAAACGACTGTCTATTGAAGGTTACGAGTATTTCTATCAAGATTATATTTGGAATAATAGTTATATTATATCCGATATGAAAAAAACAATGGGATTAACGAATATTTCAGAACCTAATGCACTATTACATTTTTCAAATCAACTTAAAATGATTGCAGAAGAATATAATATTGCAATGGCGACATCAATGCAGTTGAATGATAATTATAAGACAGCAGAAATTATTGACGAAAGTTGTTTGTATGCTTCAAAAGCGGTTAAGACAAAGTTAGACAATGGTTGTATTACAACATATCCAAGAGAAAAAGACATAAAGCAAGTTGATGGTCTAATATCTAAATGGAATAGAAAAAACAATACAGATTTTGAAATTTTGAGACCCAATGTTCTTACAAGTTGCTTTAAGACAAGATATGGTAGATATGGTGATAATATAAGAATTTGGTCTTATATGGATAAATCTGTTGGTAATATTACTGATATGTTTGTAACAGACGCAAATAATAATCCAATTAACATTAAACCTATGTATATTGAGAGTGTGTAACATATGAAAGATTTAGATATTTTTACTATTGATGGAAACAAAATAAATAAATTAAACTCAATTTATGAGTCGGAATTATATGATAATAAAGGTTTGAGTGCTAATACAACTAACATATGTTTTAATAAACCTTTTGAATTTGAGTGTAAAACAAACACAGACATAACTAATAATATTTTTTCCAAATCTAAAAATGATTTTGATATTATTTTATATATTCAAAATAGAACGCATAGAAAAAAGAGAATAGACAAAAAATGGTTAAAAAAATTTGGTGTAACTGAAAGAAAACTAAATTGTCATATAGATTATAATATGAAAAACATATGCGATTGTGAAGTTAAGGTAAATACAACAGAATTAACTAATTTTATTAAAGAGATGAAACAACATAGAAATAGAATTTATTTTGAAAATCCTATTAACAATTAAGGTTAATATGATATTATGAATGTAAAATACGATTATAAAAATAGAACATATTATATTAAAGAGAAAATCCACAATCAAACAATGATTATGCAATTTGAAGAATGTGACAGGTCTCTTGATATGATATATTACAATGTTGTTTTAGGTGTATATAATAAAAGAAAGCACGCACAGAAAAATGAAGATAATGCTATTGTTACAGGAAAATATCCATTTGAAACAGTAGCAAACGCCGTGAGAGCATTTAACCTTTTAGAACAAGAAGTTATAAAAGAAAATAAATTTTATGATAAAAAAGTAATGATAATGATTAGCTGGGTTGATAATAGGCGTAGAGATATATACTATAAATATTTATCAAAGCGTGGTTATAAATACGAAGTAGTAGATGGACAGAAATTTATTTGTAAAATCTATTGACATTCAAAATAAAGTGTGGTATAATTAAGTCACAATAAAAAAAACAAAAGGAGACTTCTTATGGACAATTATATGTACAATTTATGTTTTATGGCACTTTTTGTTATATATTGTATTGCAGAGTCATATATTGAATATTTGGACAATAAGAACGGGAGATTGTAATGCTTAGTGGAACTAAACTTGCTGGTGGTAGTCCTGACCGTGGCAGAGTTAAAAATGACTTTTATGCCACCAATCCTAAAGCGGTCGAAATGTTACTTGCAGATGATAAATTTAGACAATGGTTTTGGAAAGACTACCATTACGGGAATGTGCAATTTTTAGAGCCTTGTGTGGGTCAAGGTCATATCATTCAAGGCGTTAAGAATTATTATAACAACAAAAATCTACCTATTGATTTTACTTGTCTTGATATTGCTGACCGTGGGTATGACAATGCTATTGTACAAGATTTTATGAAATACAAAACAGATAATCGTTTTGATTGTATTATGACAAATCCACCTTATGAGATTGCAATGGAATTTGCAAAAAAGGGGATGGAATTGTTGAAGCCTAATGGAAAAATGTGTATGTTCCTTAAAATTCAATTTCTTGAAGGCAGAAAACGCCGAGAATTTTTCGATGAATACCCACCCCGCTACATTTATGTGTTTGAAAAACGGATGGGGACTTGGAGAAACGGAGAAGAATTTGAGGAAACAGAGGACGGCAAGAAAAAACGACTTGCAACAACAATGTGTCACGCTTGGTTTTGTTGGGAAAATGGATTTACAGGAGAGCCGATTGTAAGATGGGTTAGATAGGAGATAATATGAGTTTAGCTGAAATGTATAATAGCGCAGACTATAAAGATAAAAATGGAATGTTGTTCAATGATGATTGTATGAATGTTTTGTCCACTCTGGAAAATGGGGGGGGCAGAGTAAATCTGACATTAACTGATATTCCGTATGATTTTGTAAGTCGTTCAGATAACGGATTAAGAAATTTAGACAAATCAAAAGCAGATATTATGACTTTTGATTTGTTGGAGTTTTTAGATAAGGTTTATTCTGTTACTGATGGAGTTATTATTATTTTTTGCGGAAAAGAGCAATTCAGCACGATTTTTTCATATTTTGACGATAAAAGAAAACAAGGCAAGGGAACAGTTCGTCAAATCGTATGGCAAAAATCTAATCCGTCTCCTATGAATGGCGAACATATTTATTTAAGTGGAATTGAAAATGCAGTATGGTTTAAGAAGCGTGGGGAAACATTTAACGCTTATTGTAAAAATACTGTTTTCAAATATCCTAACGGCAGAAGTAAAATACATCCTACCGAGAAAAATCACGACTTAATTAAAGAGCTTATTTTAGATAATTCAAATGAAGGCGATATTGTATTTGACCCCCGTTGTGGAAGTGCGGCACATTGTCTTTGTGCAGAACAGTTAAACAGAAAATATATCGGTGTAGAATTAGATAAACAATATTTTGATGTTGCAGTTGAAAGAATGAAAAATATGGAGTAAAATGATGAAATATATGGGCAGCAAGGCACGATTTGCAAAAGATATTGTGCCGATTATTCAATCTTATATTGATGATAATGATATTCATAATTATTTAGAACCCTTTGTGGGTGGGGCAAATATCGCAGATAAAATAGTATGCGATAATATATATGCAAGTGATATTAACAAATATTTAATAGCACTGTTAAAGCAAGCACAAAAAGATATAAGTGTATTTCCAAAAACGATTACAAAAGAAGAATATAATGCCGTTAAACACAGCCCACAAAATTATCCCGATTGGTATGTCGGACTTGTAGGATTTTGTGCAACTTATAATGCAAAATGGTTTGGTGGATATGCAAATGGTGTTAAAACTAAGATTGGTACGGTTCGGAATTACACAGACGAAAGTATTAGAAATTTAATTAAACAATCTACAAACTTAAAAGATATTCGGTTTTCCTGTTGTAATTTTAGAAATATTAAGCCGATTAAGAATTTTGTTATTTATTGCGACATTCCATATAAAAATTCTACAAAATATAATGCAAAAGATTTTCCTTATGATGAGTTTTATGATTGGTGTAGACAAATGGCTAAAAATAACATAATATTGGTTAGCGAATATAATATGCCAGATGATTTTGAATGTATTTGGCAGAAAGAAACAAAAACAACATTAGATAACAACCGAACATCAGACAATTCAAAAAGAACAGAAAAACTTTTTATAAAAAATTGAAAATAATTATTGACAACCTCCGTACTTTGTGTTATAATAAAGACAACAAATTGATACGGAGGTTTTAATTATGAAAAAAGTTTATTTAGTTCTTTGTAATGGTGTTGTGTCAGACGAAGCATATAGTACAGTTGATGGTGCATTGAATTTTATTGCTAATCGTTATGGTGCTCCTAAATGTTTAGATGATGCAAAAGTAAAATCTTGGACTTATTGTTTTAATGATTGCGTTTATAAAATTACAGATGTTAGTGTAGTAGATTGTAAGAAACAAAAAGATACATATTCATTATGCCATCACAATGGTTGTGCAGATGAACGGATATATCCCGGTTTTAATTTTCAAATATCACATTACAAATGATTTGGACACACTGAAAGGATAATAAATGAGGAGAGAGTGGAATGATGAGAGAAATTGTGTTTAGGGGAGTTCCAAAAAATAAAGATTATTTTTTTCGTATTCCACCAGAATATTATAAATATCATAATGCAAGTAATCTTATTTTTATATATGGTTCATTTCTAAAACAAAATGAAAAAACTTTTATATGTTGGTATTATAAAGACATATATAGACAGGTAGAAGTTATACCAGAAACGATTGGACAATATACCGGAATAAAAGATTGTTATGGTCAAAATATTTTTGAAGGAGATATGCTTCGTTCAAATAATTCAGAAGAATGGTGCGAAGTGTTTTATGAAGATTATGTAGGAATGTTAATTGTTTTTCATAATAAAAAATATCACTTTAGTTATACAACAGAAATATCGAGAGCAAAAGACAAAATTGAAAATAATTTTCATCTTATTGGCAATGTACACGAATATGAGAAATATGCAAAAGAATAAAAAATAATAATAAGCTATTATAGGAGGTAAATTTAGTGTCGCTTAGAAAGTATGTAGTATCACAAGACCAAAAAAGCAAGCTATGGTATTGTCATCAAGAAGGATTTAGTAATATTCCTTGTGGAGATAGTTTTTTTGAAAAGAAATCTGAAGCAAGAAAATATGCTAAAATGTATAATTATTTACAACACAAAGTATGTAAAAAAGTATGTAAAATTGAAAGCAAAAGGAAGAGGAATAGAGATGATTTGTAAAGATTGTATCAATTTTAATGAATGTTTGAGCAAAAAAGGAACAACAAAGTATTCCACAGCAGATATTGCCTGTAATAATGTTGAAAAGATGTGCAAATACTTCAAAAATAAATTACACTATATTGAACTTCCGTGTAATATTGGTGATAAGGCATATTATATTAGTTATGCTACTAAGTCATATACACTTGTAGAAGTAAAAGTAATTGGGTTCAACATCACTGTATGTGAAATTTGGGGAGTTGTATGTAAAACAGATTCTTATCCATTTACATTGCCTATTGATGAGGTTTATTTTAATAAGCTGCAAGCAGAAAAAGAAATTGATAAATTAAACAATACAAAAACACTTAAACAGGAATAGGATAGAAAATTATGAGAAAAATTAGATTTAGAGGAAAGTCTGTATATGATGGTGAATTGTATGGTGGTGTTGGAATATTTGTAGACCCTGATATAAAGACTGATAAACTTTTTGAACAAGTTGGTCAGCATATTCCATACACTCAAAGAGCATATATTTATAGTCCATTTGATGAAAAATTTGAAGTTGACCCAAATACTGTCGGTCAATATACTGGTTATAAAGATATTCATAAGAATAACATTTATGAGGGAGATATTATTAAATATCCAAGATATAATGGTTCAGACTTTATTTTAATCGGAGAGGTTAAATTTGGTGAATACAAACAAGACGGAAGTGGGGGAGAATATGCGCCGAGTATTTGTTGTGGATTTTATGTTGAAATAAAAAAGTGTATTTATCCAGATTGGTGTGACCCCGATGATTATGGCGTTTTTATTCAAGACTATGAAAAACAAAATAGCATTGCAGAAATTATCAATGATAGCGGAAATGTTGAAGTAATTGGGAATATTTATATATAAACGATAATAAGTTTTAATTAAAAAATACTTGACAATCCATATATGATATGCTATAATCATATTAACAAATTAAACAGGAGGATAATTATGGCTACAAAAAGAAAGAAATTAGTACCAATTACATATAGAGAATTTTGTAAAGACCATATATGTGCGTTTTGTCCTGAATATAATAAGAAACAAAGGCGTTGTTGCATTTCAACGGATTTAAGAATTGCAGAAAATGAGGTTTATATCGACCAAAATAACCATTATATATTTAAGGTGAAAAAAATGAAAAATAAAACATTTAACGACCTTTGGGAAGAATTGAAAGCCAAGAGTCCTGAAATAAGAAAAGAGTTAGAAGAAGCTGAAAAGAACAGTGAATTGATGATGGATATTATGGTTGCTGTCAGAGATTTGCTTGACGAAAAAGATAGTGAAAAGTGGGTTAATGTAGACTTTTATTTGCCAGACACAGATAGAGATGTGTTGGTGTATTCAAATATAAGGGGTGTACTTAAATGTTGGTACAATTCTGTTGGAAAATATTGGGTAAAAGACGGCATTGAGCTGTTTGAAGATGTAACTCATTGGAGAGAACTTCCTGACTCGCCAAGAACGGAGAAAAAAGAATGACAAAACACGATTGTGTTGATTACGATTATATGAAATTTCTTGAAGATAATAGCGGGAGAATTATTTACTTCTGTATGTTTGACCAAAGCGATAGTTATCTTGAAGAAGTTGGAGTTTGCTGTGGATGCGAATTGGACGGATTTGCAGAAGAATTGTATTGTGAGCAAACAGATGAATGAATGAATTGAAAGGAGGAAGCGCAATGCCAAGAGTATTGACAGTGGACGGTAGTGTAAAAATCGGCGCATACCGTTTTCCTGATAGGAAAAAGCCCTGTCTCTGTGTCGAGAAAGGAAATACTTGTGTGGTGTACGGCTCTTTTATTGACCTTGACTGTGCAAACGAATTTATGAATGAACTCGCAACCCTTGTGGGTGCGATGGACGATAAGGAGAAATTAGAATGACCGAAAGTGATTACAAATACTTGCAAAAGCGGCTGTCGAATAAATCTAAGAATAACCCGTATAAATATACAGGATGCAATTACGAAACAGGTTACAAAGATGGCATTGCCGCCGCAAAGAGTATTTTGTCTGAGTTTTATCGAAGGATGGAGGAGAAATAATGACTTGTAACGATTGTCCACATTTTGATGTGTGCAAAATGTATGATGCATTTCATATAAAAGGATGAATTAGTAGTAAATGGAAAAACTGTCCATTCAAAAACGACAAAGCAAAGTATATTGAATTACCTTGTAAGGTTGGAGATGAAGTATATAAAGTTTTTAGAAGTGAACATTTTGGCAATCATATTCACAAAATGACAATAAGAAAATTTGGAATATTTGCTCATACAAATTTTGAGATGATTTTTGGAACTGAAAATAATTGGGATGTTTATTTTGATAAATCTAAAGCAGAAGCAAAATTAAAAGAGTTGAATGAAAAATGAAAGAAATTTTAATTTTTTGTATAAATTCATTATGGATAACAGCTTTAATAGGTTCTTTAATAGGCTTAATAGCTTTATCAATCGGAGCATTGATAGGAAATTTAACATTTTATATATCTGAATTTATTAAAAAGAAAATTAAAAACTTTAAGCATCGTTTTGATGAACCACCAACAGGTATATGGGTTTATAATGGGACAGAAAGGAAGTTCGTTGAAAATAAACAAGAAATTGAAAATGAACAAGAAAAAGCGTAAGTTCAGGACTATGACTAATGGGGAGTTTTGTAATAAGTATAAATGTTGCAGTAACTGCCCTGAATATAAGGGCGATATGAACCATTGCTATGTGTTTATGCACGGAATTGAAAGTATAGCACCTTACAGAACCACAAATGGTAAATATATATTGGTTGAGGTAATAAAAAAATGAGGACAGGATATAATGCTCAAATTGAAAGCCAAAAAGACGAATATTCAATTCAGTTTGAAACTGGAAACTATGAGTATTTCAAAATGGTTGAAAAGGTTTGTCGAGATGCTCAGAAGCAAGAGCATTATGTCATTTATAAAGGAATAAAAGAATGAGAGAGATACTTTTTATGAGAGAGATACTTTTTAGGGGAAAGAGAAAAGATGACGACAAATGGGCGTACTTATATTTGTATATTCGTAACGATGGACAATATGAAATTTCTTTTTATAGTAAGTATTTTGATTCTGAGAGATTTACTTATGATGTTATTCCTGAAACCGTAGGACAATACATTGGTTTGACCGACAAGAATGGCAAAAAGATTTTTGAGGGCGATATATTAAAAAATATAGAAAGCGATGAAATTGTTGACATTTGTTACAGTGGCTGCTCTTTTCGATATTCATATAATAACTCTATATACGGATATGGTGTTGACGATATTGAAGAGGGAATTTTAACGGATGAATTTGAAGTTATTGGTAACATATATGATAATCCCGAATTGTTATTGAATTACAACAAATAGGTTGCTACCGTTTAAGGAGGAAATAATTTGGAAAAATGGTATTACAAAATTACAGATTCAAATGATAATGAAACAGAATTCTATGTATCGGTTGATCTACCGATCAAGGAAGACAAGGTGTGTAGTTTTCTTGGTTTAGACGGTTTTTCAGCAAAAATGATAACTAAAGACGAATACGAACAAAATACTGAGGATGAAACTTAAAATTATTGTAGGTGTAGGAATGACGAATTACGAACGAATTAAAAATATGAGTGTTGAGGAAATGGCTGAATGGCTTGATGAAATATTTTCAAATAATAGTTGTTATCCGTGCAAAATAAAAGACATTGGCAAATGCGGTTATTTTGAAAAAGATTTTGACAGTCGCTGTCAACTGTGCGCTAAAAATAGAAAACTATGGCTTAATAGTGAGGTGGAAGAATGACAAATAAAACAATGTATGAAAAAGAAAAAAATTACTGATAAAATAGATGTAAAAGAAGCAATAAAAATGTTTCAAAATCTCATATTTGTAGAAAATCATAAAATTGCAGAAAATCATTGTAGAAAACTTGCAATAGAAGCCCTTGAAAAGCAAACACCACAAAAGCCTATCACAGAAACGGTAAATCGTGGTATATCAGCATCGGGCGAATATGACATTGATTTTAATTATCTTTGTCCAAATTGCAAGACTGTTGTTGGTGACTATGAAACCAATGATTTTTTTTATAAATTTTGCCCCGAATGTGGACAGGCTTTAGATTTAGATTGGAGTGAGTATAATGAATGATTTAATTGATAGAGATAAATTGCTGCTCGATATATCGACATTAGTTATGGATACTGAATTATACACTTATTTTAGTATAAAAAATCTTGTAATGTTTCAACCGAAAGTAGACACAGAGCGACACGCTCATTGGGAACAACCCTCTTATTTTGATGAAGAGAATGGCGTATTCCAGTGCTCAAATTGCAAAGAAGAATTTGTGCTTATTGACGGAAGTCCTAAGGTGAATGAATATAATTATTGTCCACATTGTGGTTGCAAAATGGAGGATGAAGAATGAGACACTATTGTAGAGGAAAAGGCAAGGATGGAGTTTGGTATGATGGATATTATATTAGAATGAACAATGATTCGCATTATATTTTTCCAGAGTACAATGACAACAAGTTACAAGAAGTCGATGAAAATACAATTACAGAATATACGGGGCAATATGACAAAAGTGGTATAGAGATTTGCGAAGGAGATATTGTTCGGCTAAAATATAGAAAGAATGAAAGTGCTTCAGAGGTTGGTGTAGTTAAGTTTGGAGAATATAAACTTAATAGATATGATGCATTTCCTCGTTATTTTGGGTACTACATTAGTGTTAAAAAATTAGTAGATGTTGTTGAAGTGCCAATTGATGGTAAAATTTCAATCAGTTTAATTGATGTTATTTATAATGGCGAGGTTAAAATTATTGGAAATATTTTTGACAATCCTGAATTGTTAGAGTTGTAAAGGAAATATAAATGAACAATATAAAACAAAATTCATTAGATTTATTAAGTAATTCAGATGAATTAAAATTATTGATTAAAGACAATCCAGAATTGCCAATTTTATTTATTGCAAAAGAAGAAAAAGGCGCACACTATGACTCAACAAATATGGGTCAACTTGGTTACAAGTATATAAAAGCGTATTTGGGAGAAATTCTTGACTACAAAGATGTTCCATACGCATATAAAAATGAAATTTATACAAGTATAGCAGATTTTGAAATAGATATTTGTGATGTTGTTATGAGTACAGATTATTATGAAAAATATAATGTTGATAAGTTGTCAGAAGATGAATTTGTTGACCTTATAGGAAATATATCAAACAAATATAAAAAATATTGGAAGCGCTGTATTATTGTTGAATTAGAAAACTAAGGGGTTTATATGACAAGCAGAGATTGTATTATTTATTTTCTTGCAGTTGTGGGTGCTATTATGGTGGCTGCGCTCGCTATAAGTTTAGTTTTTGGACTGTGTGCTATATTATGTTGTCTTTTTCAGTCTGCCAAAGAGAAAATTCAAAAAGCAAAGAGAAAAATAGAAATTAAACATAGGTTTGATAAAAAGCCAATAGAAAAATGTTATTGCGTTGATTGTGCATACTATGATAAAGATTGTGGTATGTGTTATCAGTTCGACAAATATGTAAAAGATAATGGTTTTTGCTATAAGGCAGAACCAAGACGGTAAAAGGAGGTGTGACAATGGGTCCTTTTGATGTATAAGTAAACAAATGTGTTTTAAGTGGTGGGCAAAAATGAATTTGGGGATAAGTATATGAATTTGATTGACAGAGATAAACTTCTATATGAACTAAGTTGCGCCGTTCTGTCCGAATGTTCACAAGATGATTATGAACATATAGATGACATTATCAACGAACAACTTATTGTCAAATTAAATAATATATACAACGAACTAATAAGGGAGAATGAAATGAGTATTCCGCTTTTTACTGATGCGATGGGGTATGATAAAGTATTAACAAATTTTGATAATATTAAACAAATGTCAGTAGAAAAATTTGCAAACTTTATGTTTGAATGTGGCGCAAACAGTTGTCATTATTGTAAATATAGAAAAAATTGTAGGGCTATTTGCAAATACGACAGTATGGTTACAGATACAGAAATTTTTAAGGACTGGCTGGTAGATAAATATGAATAAAAGCAAATATATTGATTTTGATTTGATTAAACGACACCCTAATAAATATAATCTTACGCCGAATGATATTAAAAGACTGAAAGTGTTGAACTGGGATAAAATTAAAAAGATTATGTGGTTTAATGAAGCAACAACTCCTAATCGTTGGTGTAAGCTAATTGGCTGTCAAAAAGACGGTGAAAAATATGATGATTGGGATAAATTCTGGATTGGTGTTGCAGAAGATGGAAATATAGATTGTCATTTTACAGCCTATGAAGGTATGTGTTCGTATAATTTTAAGGAATTTTATAATTTGAAAGACATTGAAGATAAATATGATATGCAAGTTCAAGTCAATGTAATTAAATGGTTAAATGAAATGATTGATGAAGGAATTTTAGGACTTCCAGAATAAAAAACTCTTGACTTTTTGTTGTTTTTATGGTATAATATATCAAAACAAGAAAAGGAGCGTTAAAATGATAAGAAGAATGTGGCATTGTGGTCTTATCCATTATTTGCCCAATAATGAATTGCGCCGTCTTTATTATGACTGCTGTTATTTTGGAGAAAAATATCTAAGCGGTGATTTTATTCGTGCCGACTCTTTGTGTTCTCCACTGAATAATCAGACACAAGATGACTTTAGAGCATATCTTGTAAAAGTTATTACAGAACTTGAATTGCGTGGAATTGACTACAAAAAAAGAGATGTAGATTTGTCAAAAGCGGTAGGTGGTCTTGCCGTTGGTGCAAACATAGCAGTATATAGAGATACAAGAATGTTCAAAGAATGGCACACAAAAGAATATCTTAGATTAAATATGGCGGTATTGTATGAGAAATGGAAATACACAAATTGTATAGATGATAAACAATGGGAAAAATTGTTGCGTGGTTATAAAAAAATAACAAGAGAGGATTATGTTGTATGATAGTATCATATAGTACAAACGGAAAGAAAAAGACCATTGCTAATGTTGGAACAGTAGATGAAGCGATTAGTGCTATTAGGCTATTTTTAGATACAAGTGGATTTAAGACTCATTATATGAGATTTATTCCTAATAGTGAAAGAGATAGCGTTATTATTGATTATGGTAGTTGGTTTAATTATATGGTAGTAGATGGTAACACAGAAGATGAAAATGTTTTAGAAAAATTTGCAGAATATACTAAAAGGATGTCGAATGAAAGCAGTAGTAAAAAGAGTAAAAGAAAATAAAACAGAAATATATAACAATGTAAAAAACATCAAACAAGAAAACGGCAGTATTGTTATTACATACGGCGATGGAACATACGGACTTAATATGCGTATTTTAGATAAAAATTATAAAATTATTCTTGGTGGTTGATTAAATTGAAATTTAATGTTAATAGAATAAATAAACAATTAACAACCAATAATATTAAAGATATTTTGTTTTCACTAAATAGCGATATATATAAAGAAAATGATGAGCAAATCATATTTTATTCTGCTTGTCATAATGCAGAACCTTGTGAACACGGACATAAAGCTAAGTTATATTATTATAAACAATCAAAAAGTTTTACTTGCTATGTATGTGGAGAAAGTTTTGATGTTTATGATTTAGTTAAAAAAAATCGTGCCTTGTTTGGAGATAAATGGTCTTTTCCTAAGTGTGTTAAATATGTTTGTGAAATCGCAAATATTCCATTTGAATACAATGGAGAGATTAAAGAAAATCCCAATAAGTATAACTGGCAAAGTAGTTTATTAAAATTCTTAAATAAAGGATATGTTCCTGATGAGAAAATTTATGATAAAAGCATTTTGAAATTCTTTAATAATGGTTACCATAAGTCTTGGCTTGATGATAATATATCAATAGAAACAATGGAAAAATATAATATAGGATATTATCCATTACAAGATTGCATTACTATACCGTGTTTCAATCAAAATGCAGAACTTATCGGTATTCGTGGAAGATACTTAAATCCTGAAAGTCAAGCAAAGTATTATCCAATTAGACTTTTAGATGGAACAGAATATAAATTTTCGACAAATGATTATTTATATGGTTTATGGTACACAAAACAATCTATTAAATACCATAAAAAGTGCATTTTATTTGAAGCTGAGAAAAGTACACTACAATGCGACACATATTTTGGAAATGATAATTTTTCTGTATCTTTATATGGGTCTGCTATTAGTAAAAGAAAAAGAGATTTAATATTAGACCAAGGTGTAAACGAAGTTATTATTGCAATAGACTTTGATTATGATAGCGTTGTTGACGAAAATGGAAACAAAACATCAGATTTTGAAAAATTTGAAAAAAAGGTTTATAAGATTGCAAAATTATTTAAGGGATTTTGTAAAGTAACTGCTATTGTAAGCTATGGCGGTCACGGATATAAAGACAGCCCAAGTGACCTTGGAAAAGATAGATACTTAGAATTATATAAAAACCGAGAAGAAGTTTATTAAAATACTTGACTTTTTGTTCATAATGTGGTATAATTCACTTGTAGTCAAAAAGGCTAACAAAATTTTTTTGGAGGATTTTAATTATGAACGATAAGTTTCTTGACGAACTGTATGTTCTCGGTGCGTTTGATGACGATGATGAGGATATGTGCTACTGTGAAGATAATAACAAAGGACTGAAATGTGATTGCGATGAGGGGAAAACCTGTTCTGCTTTTTGTCCTGCTTTTTATGACTGTCCATATATGGATGATTAAGGAGTTTTACATATGTTTATGAATTGTATTAACATTAAATATAAAAACGAAAGAGAAGATAAAATTAAAGCTATTGATAACGCTATTAGCTATTTTCGTAATTTAACAGAAGATATTGGTTGTAATCAATCTTATTACGAAAAAGGGGCGTATGAAAATACAACAGTGGCATTAAAAGCGCTACTGGAACAAAGACAAAATCTATTAAACAATTAAAGGAGAAAAAATTATGAAGATTGTGGATTCTAACAAAATTAAAAGAGAGTATATTGACTGGGATGACATTGAGTACGGAGATGTATTTGTATATACCGACAAGGAGCCAACAGATAAGTGGATTGGTATGAAGGTGCGCAATCCTGACGATGGAGATGCGATTGTAGACTTTGAAACATTTGAGGTATATTACGATGTTTTCAACTATAATTATGTTGAAATTCTTGACGCCGAATTGAAAATTAACATTAGTGATAATGCAGATTGAGCCACTTTACGACAAAACTGATTTTGTAACAATTCAAGATTATTTATCTAAGTGTGGAGTTAAAGATGTTGATTTATGGTTAAAACATAAATATCTTGATGGCGTAAACAATTATACAAACATTGACGAGTTTTGTAAAAGGCTACATAATGCACTGACAAGTAAACAAAAGATATATTTACTTGTAGATAGTGATTTAGATGGATTTATGAGTTCGTCAATGTTTTATGTGTATTGTCACTCTATCTATAAAGACTGCCACATACATCCCATTTTTCATACTGGTAAACAACACGGTCTTGATAATATTGTAATGGAAGAAATCAAACAATATAAACCGTCATTGTTGGTTGTTTTAGATGCAGGAACAAACGATGTCAAACAAGATAAAGAATTAAAGAGCCTTGGTTGGGATATTATTTGTGCCGACCATCACGAAAGAGAAAAAATAAATCCATATTGCACCTTAGTAAACAATCAAATAAGCACAAAGGTTAAGAATAAGAGCCTTTCAGGAACAGGTGTTAGTTGGAAAGTATGTAAGGCATATGATATGATGTATGGGTTTAATTATGCAAATAGTTTAATTTCTTATGTTACTATCGCTAATGTTGGTGACGGTATGTCCTTTCTAACGCCTGAAAATGAGACTTTTAGATACTGGGGTATAAAGGATATTCATAATAACTTAAAACCATTTGTGGGCGATTTTAATGGCTATTTAACGGATAATAAATCGTTTTCGTTTGGTATGGTTACAAATATTAACTCTTTAATTCGGCTCGGAACACAAAAGGATAAAGAAATCTTATTTTATGCGCTATGTGGCAAAATTAAACCAGAAGAGATTATTGGTGTTTGTAAGAAACTACATAGCAAACAATCAAGAGATACAAAATCTTTGCTTGAAAAAGATGTAGACATTATATATAATGGAAAAATCATATTAGCGAGAGTATCTAAAAGCACACCTTTAACTGGACTTGTAGCAAATAAAATGATGGGAGAATACAATAAACCTATTATTTTAACACAACAAGATGGCGAAGAGTTAAAAGGAAGCGTGCGCAGCCCTATTGATTTGAAAGATGTTTTGCCAAGTAATTTATTCAATTATAATCTTGGACATCAAAGAGCGTTTGGCACTTCTTATCAAATTAGTAATGAAAAAGATATTATAAACTACATAGATAGCCTTGAGAGCTTACCAGAGCCAACACAAGAAGTTTTTATGTCATTAAAGACAAGTGATGTACCTAACTACTTATTCAGCTTTGTAGACGAAAATAAAGCGTATTTTGGAGAAGGAATACCCATTCCAAAAGTACACTTTCAAAAGTTTGGCATTTATAACAAAGAAATTCAATTACTTGGAGCAAATCAAAGAACAGTCAAATTTCATAGAGATGGTATTGACTTTATATTTTTCAACTGTACAAACAAAATAAAAGAATTGTTACATCTAAATGATTTAAGTAAAAAAAGAGTAACACTTGAATTTATCGGTGAATTAGGATATAATGAATTTAGAGGAAATAAAACAAAACAATGTATAATTGATATGTCAACACTTGATATACACGATTATAAAATTGACTTTATTTGAGGGCGATTATGGAAATATTAAGTTATAACGATAACAAGATTGAAAAATGTGATAATTGTGGCACAACTCTATGTGTAGAAAAGAATGACTATAAAATTGGCGAGCACGGATTCTTATATTATCTGTGTCCTGTATGCAGTACAAACAATTATACAAAAGAGCATATACAGCTTGATGAAACAAATATTCAATATCCTGATAATTTTGAAGCGTTTGAATGTGATGAATTTTTTATATATAATAAATATTCTGAAATTCAGGATAAATGCAGAGAACTGATTAAGAAAATCAAGCAGAGCGGTTCTCAATATATGATTGATAATATTGGTGAGCTTTTAGTCATTGTTACAAGAATTGAGAAAGAAAACTATTCTATCATTGTGACCCCAAGTTACGATGAATGTTTTGTGTATAGTAAATAATTCTAAATATATAATAGGTAGGTGCAAAATGGGAAATAAAAATTATGTTGTATATCACCTACACACAGAAGATAGCCTTTTAGATAGTTGTACTAATTATAAACTTTATGTTGACAAAGCAGTAGAACTTGGACAAAGGGCTATTGCTTTTAGTGAACACGGTAATATCTATAACTGGATAGAAAAGAAAATGTATTGTGATGAGCATAATATTAAATATATCCACGGTATTGAGTGCTATCTAACAGAAACGCTTGATGAAAAGATTAGAGATAATTACCATACTGTTCTATTGGCAAAGAATTATGATGGTGTAAAAGAAATTAACAACTTGATTGAATTGTCTACAAGGGCAGACCATTATTATTACAAACCAAGAATTACATTTGATGAGTTTTTTGCGCTATCTGATAATGTTATTAAAATTAGCGCTTGCCTTGCTTCGCCATTAAATAAGCTACGATATGAGTTAGATAAGCCTCTTTATAGACGAGAAACAGGCATACAATACGATAGGCTTTGTAAAAAGTATGATTATTTTGAAATTCAGCCACACATAAATAGCGATGAACAAAAGGACTACAATAAGCATTTATTAAAGTTATCAAAAAAATATAATACACCGCTTATTATGGGAACAGATACACATTCATTGAACGCATATAAGGCAGAATGTCGTTCTATTTTGCAGTTGTCAAAAAGAATTGAGTTTTCTAATGAGGACACATTTGATTTAACCTATAAGTCTTATGATGAACTTGTAGAAATGTGCAAGGAACAAAATTGTTTTCCTATTGAGGTTTATTTAACTGCCATCGAGAACACTAATGTTATGGCAGATAGTATTGAGAACTGGGAATTAGATAAAAAGGTCAAATATCCTAAGTCTTATGATAATGAAGAATATGTGCTTAAAAAACGCATATTTGAAATGTACAAAGATAAAGTTCGGCGTGGCGTTATTACAAACGATAAAAGATATATCGACAACATTAAAGAAGAATTAAGAGTATTCAAAAAAATCAATATGATTGGTTTTATGTTGTTTATGAGCGAACTAATGTGTTGGTGTAAAGAAAACGGTATTCCAACTTCTCCTTGCCGTGGTTCTGTTGGCGGTAGTACGGTGGCTTATATTACAGATATTATTGATGTAGACCCCGTTAAATGGAATACTGTATTTTCACGATTTGCAAATGAGGATAGAGTTGAGGTCGGTGATATTGATGTAGATATTGCGCCAGACCAAAGAAAACTTGTATATCAACATATTATTGATAAGTTCGGAACAAATAAAACAGCATATATACTTGCTATGGGCACAATTTCAGACAAAGGCACAATAGACGATATTGGCAGAGCATTAGGAATTAAGTGGAGCAGAGAGCATAATGGTGGTGAAAATCCATATTCATTAGCAAATGTTGCTAAAATCAAAGAGGAATATGATATAAATGCTGAAGCAACAAAAGAAAAATATCCTGAATTATTTTATTATTTTGATGGACTTTTAGGTACTGTTGTTTCACAATCAATGCACCCTGCCGGAATTGTCGTAAGTCCTATAACCCTACCAGATAATTATGGTGTGTTTTGGGGTGAAAATAAAGAAAAAGAAAAAGTCTTAATTCTTTCGGTAAATATGGAAGAAGTACACGAATGTGGACTTGTTAAATATGATATTCTTGGGCTTAAAAATATTCAAATTCTTAGAGAATGTTGTAAGTTTGCTGGAATAAAATATCCTGCTGCACACGAGATTGATTGGGAAGATGAAGATGTATGGAAACATATTACAGACAGTCCTGTTGGGATATTTCAGTTTGAGTCACCTTTTGCTTATGAATTATTAAAGCAGTATCAACCAAGAAAGATAAACGACTTATCATTAGTAAATGCAAGCCTTAGACCTTCAGGAACAAGCTATCGAGATAGACTAATTGCAAGGGAAAAAAACAAAAATCCATCTAAGCAGATTGATGATTTATTGAAAGAAAATAATGGATTTTTGTGTATTGAAGAAAATCAAAAAGTATCAACGCTAAATGGGTTAAAAGCAATAAAAGATGTTTCTGTTGGAGATTTAGTATATACAACAAGTGGATTAGAAAAAGTAAATAAAGTTTTTAACAATGGTATAAAAGATGTTTATGAGTTAAAAACAAAGTATGGAAGCGTTGTGTGTACTAAAGACCATAAAGTTTTAACTGAAAACGGATGGAAAGAATACCAAAATATTGAGCTTGGAGAATATATTTGGCAATTCCGTGAAAAGGATGAGTTTTATTTATCGCAAGTTATTTCAAAATCATATATTGGAGAAAAAAGAGTATATGACCTTGAAATAAACAATACTCATAATTTTGTCGCTGGTGGTATTGTAGTGCATAATTGCTTCCAAGAGGACACAATTAAATTTTTGCAAGATATTTGCGGATTGTCTGGTAGTGAGGCGGACAACATTCGTAGAGCAATAGGAAGGAAGAAAAAAGATATACTGGAAAAAGCAATGCCTAAAATATTGGATGGGTATTGTGAAAAGTCCGATAAGCCAAGAAATATTGCAGAACAAGAGGCAAAAACATTTTTACAAATTATAGAAGATAGCGCTTCTTATCAATTTGGATATAACCATAGTACAGGATATTCGATGGTAGGATATTTATGTGCATATATGAGATATTATTATCCGCTTGAATTTATCACAGCATATCTAAATTGTGCTGGTAGCAATCTAAAGGACATTGAAAGCGGCACAGAATTAGCAAAACAGTTTGGTATAGAAATTAGACTACCTAAATTTAGACACTCTAAAGGCTCATATTGGTTTGACAAAAAAGAAAATTGTTTATATAAAGGCATAGGTTCGATTAAAGACCTTAATGTAGAATGTGGTGAGTATTTGTATTCACTAAAAGATAAACATTACAAGTCTATTATAGCTCTTATGAGTGATTTGCCCAAAAAAATTGTTAGTTCTAAGAAGTTAGATATTCTTATCAAAATAGGATTTTTTGATGAATTTGGAACAATAAATAATTTGCTTGAACAGATAAAGATTTATAATCAGTATAATGGCAAAAAGCAGATTACAAAAAATAAGCTCACCGATGAAGAAATTAAACTAATATCCACCTGTTGTGAAAAAGAGACAGATAAAATGTTTAAGGGTATTGATAATGTAAAATTGATGAACGCTATTTATAAATCTAAGGACATACCTAAAACAACGGATTTAACAAAAGCTCATTATCAACTAAAACTAATTGGTGGTACGAATGTTATTATACCAGATAGTGAATATTACGGCATTGAGTCGACCGAAACAAATAGTTACGGAACACCATTTATTACATTATATGATTTTCAGAATGGTAAAACAAAGCAGTTCAAGTGTAATAAAAAATGGTATAAAGATTATCCGTGCGAACAGGGAGATATAGTTGAGGTTGGATTTACGCAAAAGAAAAAAGTTAGATTTATTGGAACTGACAAAAACGGCAAAAATATTTATCAGCCAACTGGTGAGTATGAAGATATAATTAAAATGTATGCAATTCAGAATATGGAGATTTAATGAAGCCATACATTTGAATGTATTTATGTGGATAAAAATTTCATAAATTTACTCTTGACAAATTCCTCTTTTTGTGGTATAATCACTATATCATTACAGAAAGGGGAATTTTTATTTTGTTGTATCATAAAGAAATCTACTGGAAACCAAGTTTTGATAATGTATTTAGGGCTTCTTGGTATGGTGTAAAGTATATTGAATTTACACAACATATGCAAGAACGACTTAAAGAAAAACATATAAATTATAGAACCGCAAAACTTGCCCTAAATAGAATTATATACGGTGGCAAAGGTGAAATATTTGAGGTAGAAACAGATAAAGAAGGAAATCCATTTAAGTTTTCGGTAAGAACAGAATATGATAAAAATAGAGACATTACATTTGTATTTTTAAGAAAAAACAAAAAGTTTATAATTAAAACAGTATGGCTAAATAATAAAATAGATAAGCACGACAGTTTGAATTTTAATAAATATGAAAGAGGTTATAAAAAATGCAATTAAGAGTAAAAGCAAGAGTAGTTAAAGAAATATATCACAATGACAATTTTTATATTCTTGCGCTTTCTCCTATGCAAGAGAACAAAGACCTTGCAATCAGTCAATACGGAACATTTACTTGTAAAGGCGAATTGTCTATGCTGACGGTGGGGCAAGATTATGAATTAGTCCTTGAGGAAATAAATAATGACAAATATGGCACTTCATACAAAGTAATTGATATTCCAAGTCTAAATGTAGACGATTTAACAGATGATGATGAAATTCAAATTTTGCGTCAAATTACAACGGATAGCCAAGCCGAATATGTACACAAAGCATATCCTAACTTTATCAGACTAATTATTAACGGCGAAGAAGATAAGATTGATATAAATAAAATATATAATGTTGGAGTAACTCGATTAAATATATATAAACGGCTTATTAACGAAAAATTTAGATATTATTATCTTATGAAACAAACGCAGCCTTATGAAATTTCAATGTCAGACTGTAAGTTATTGCTTAATAAATATAGGACAATCGAGGAATGTGTTTATAGGATTGAAAGTGAACCATATTATACTCTTATGGAGATTTTAGGGCGTACTTTTGAACATATTGATAAAATGATATTGGATGTTCAACCAGACTTAAAAGTGTCCGAAAAACGCTGTGAAGCGCTAATTATTGGTGTTCTGCGCAGAAATGAGATTGACGGCTCTACAAGGCTATATGCAAATGATTTGTTTTATTATATTAAAGAGGAATATGATGCCAAAGAACTATTGCCTATGCTGAAAGATGTTGCCGTAAAAAGTGATTTGATTTATTTTGACGAAGAAACAAAAGATTTGTCAATTATGTCAACATATTTAGCAGAATGTAGAATTGCGGAGTTTGTAAAAGAAAAGATTAGAAATAGTCAAAAACTTAATATTGATTATACTAAGTATAAAAATATTGATGATTTTACTATGAGTGATATGCAGTTGAACGCATTGAATGTTTTTTGCGAGAGTAATATTAGTATTTTGGCTGGGAACTCCGGGAGTGGCAAATCGTCCTCTGTAAAAGGACTTGTTTCTCTTATGGAAGATAATAATTTAACTTATACTCTTTTGTCTCCAACTGGTAAAGCTGCAAGAGTTCTTTCTGAAAGCACAGGACGAAAAGCATATACAATTCATAAGCGTTGTTTTTCTGGTGACATTGATACAGATGTTATTATTGTAGACGAGTGTGGTATGGTATCGCTTGATGTGTTCTGTATGTTATTGACTTCAATTTCAAATCCAAATGCAAGAATTGTTCTTGTTGGAGACCCCGCTCAGTTGTCCTCAATCGGTCTATCTAAGATTTTTGATGATTTAATTAAATCAAATATTGTGCCAATGACAATGCTAACAGAAATTTTTAGATATAAGAGCGATGGTTCTCTTTTTGTTGCAACAAACATTCGTCAAGGTAAGAACTTTTTTAATGACAAAGAATTTGTAAAATACGATGAAAGTACATTAGAATACTCCGTAAATGATAATTACAGATTTATTTTAACAGACGATATTCTAAACAGAACTGTTACCGAATATAAAAAATTGTTGCAAAAAGGTATCAAAAAAGAAAACATTTTAGTGTTATCGCCGTTTAATGTTGGTCTTTTTGGCACCTATGCAATTAACAATGAAATTCAAGAAATGGTAAATCCTGCAAAACTAAATGAAAAGATACAGATAAGGAATATAAATAAAACAAAAATTATCTTTAGAACTGGGGATTTAGTTATTAACACAAAAAATGACTATGAAGCAGTTAAAGCAGATAATTATTATCAATGTTCTGAAATTGAAGGCGCATCTGTATCTGATTATAATGACTATGCTACTGTTGTTAATGGGCAGACAGGAATAATTAGAGATGTAGTTGATGATGGACTTATTGTTCAATTTGACGAGGATTTGATTTATGTTGATAAATCAAAGTTAAATCAACTACTCTTAGGTTATACCATTAGTGTTCATAAGTCACAAGGCTCTACAACAGATTATAGCATAAACATTGTATCTAATGCACACAAAAAAATGCTTACAAGAGGTTTACTTTATGTTGCAACTACACGATGCAAAAAAGCACATATTGACATTGGAGATATTAACGCTTTTAAGTATGCACTAACCGTAGATGATAATGACTTAAGACAAACTTGGCTATTAGATTTATTAACAAAAAACGCTTGACATATTACAAATTATATGGTATAATTAAGCTACAAAGTTACGAAAGGATGATTTTAATTAGCAGTAAGAAAAAGAATGTTCGACTTATATTCTGTTCAATAGTGTATTTTATTTGTATTGGTGGTCTTTGTGCTATGGCAATTATGGGAGCAAATGCAAATAAGCAACTTAAAGACAATCTATACAAACAAAAGCAAATTGTAAGTGCGCAAAAAACAGAGATTAACTCTTTGCGAACAAAGAATAATGATTTGGTATATCAAAACAATACTCTAATTGATGAAAATAAAGAGTTGAAAAAGAAAAATGATAGTCTATCCAAATCAAACAAAAGTCTTAAACAACAAATTAAAAAGTTGGACTCACAAAAGCAAGATAATATTACATATAGCGCAAGCTCTAAGTCAAAGGGTACATCTAAGTCAAAAGGTTCATTGTCTGTCCCCGCAAATATGCACTTTAAGTCTTATACAAATTATCATTGTCTAAGTAGAAGTTCTGCTCAATGGAGACTGCAAGAAAAAGCATATACAGACAATAATGGGCTAAGAAAGATTGGTGACGATTATCTTGTTGCGATGGGCAGTTACTACGCCAAAAGCCTTGGAGACAGATTTAGAATTACAACATCTACTGGCAATGTGTTTACTGTAATGATTTGTGATTTTAAGGCAAATGGAGATACAAATTCAACTCATCAATACACAAGCAATGGCTGTATGATTGAATTTTATGTTGACAATAACCTAAACTCTAAAGCCAAACAAATGGGCGATATTTCATATATCAAAGGCTTTAGTGGTAATATTACAAAAGTAGAAAGACTGTAAAGGAGAAAGATATGCGTATTAACACAGATAATATCATCAACTCTAACACAAAACAAAAGGTTAATGTATTTATTTCACAACCTATGCAAAATAAGACCGATGGCGAAATCAAGGCTGCAAGAAATGAAGCAATTAGCCTTGTAAATAGCATTTTTGACAATGCAACAATTTTAGATAGTTATTTTCCAGACTATCCGTATAGCGAGTACAATAATGTCAATAAGAGTCTTTGGTATCTTTCAAAATCTCTTGAAGTGCTTGCACAAGCAGATTATGCAGTTTTCTTGCCCGGATATGAAAACGCTCGTGGATGTTCACTTGAAAAGGAGTGCTGTGATAAATACGGAATAAATACAATTTTATTAAAGGAGTAATTTATGGCGAGTTTGTATGAAATCAATGAAAAACTTGAGTCTGCTATTGAGTTTGGCTGTGACCCTGAAACGGGAGAGTTTATTGATGAAAATGGTCTAAATGACCTTTATATGGAACTCAATGATAAGATTGAAGGTGTTGCACTTTATCAAAAAAACCTTGAAAGTGAAGCAGAGGCGATTGATAAAGAAATTCAGTCGCTAAAAGAGCGTAAAGAAAGAAAGAAAAAAAGAGCAGAAAGTATGAAAAAGTATCTTAGCAGTTATCTACTTGCTAAAGATATGAAAAAATTTGAAACGCCAAAGGTAGCTATTAAGTTTAGAAAGTCTACTGTGGTTGAAATTGTAGATGAAAAAATGTTGCCTGAACAGTTTGTTAATACTGTTGTAAAGACCGAAAGTAAACCCGATAAGAAGGCTATTAAAGACTATCTGAAAAAGCATAGTGATGAAGTTATAGATGGTGCTATGTTAGTCGAGAAGCAAAATATTTCAATCTCATAAGGTGATTTTATGAATAAGTATATTGAATTTTTTAATGACATTGATTTTGGTAATATTCAATATTACAAGAATGTAAAATATCGAATATCTAAAGAAAACGGAACTACTTATATCTTAAATCACGGCAAGGAACCGTTTTTAGTGCCTAAGAAATTTGAGAATAAAGATTATAGAATTGGAGATATTTTAGTTGATTAAGATTGAAAATGTAGATGTGTCAGGTTGGGAAGCTGCAATCAGAGGTATGCGCAATCCGATGAACTCTTGGGAGAAGAGTGATAGTTATTATGGCTGTGGAAGTGGTGAAGATTATACTTATCCGACTTGTGGAGATATTTGTATAGATAAATGCAAATACATTATTGGCGATAATGACTTATCACTTATGAAACGGCTTGCAAATGCTGGAACAGACCATCGTAAGTTTTTGCGTATGATAAATGTTACTATGGATATTACTGCACCTTTATATTGGTGGAAAGAGTTTGACACATATAAAGTAGGTACAGTTGCTAACTCTTGCTCAACGATGCACAAGATTGCGGAGAAAGAATTTACATTAGATGATTTTAGTTGTGAACATTTAATCACACAAGCAAAAGATAAGTTCAAAAATATCGTTGACGATTTGAATGGTTATCGTGACATATTCGTAAATTGGGAAAAGCAAGATGAACTTATCCAACGAGCGTTTGAATATAATAAAAAACAAGCTTGGTGGCAGATGATACAACTTTTGCCGAGTTCTTATAATCAGCGCCGGACTGTTCTTCTGAACTATGAGGTTTTGGCTAATATCTATAAGTCTCGTAAGAATCATAAACTGAACGAGTGGTCTGTTGGGTTTATGGATTGGATTAAGAGCCTACCATATTCTGAACTGATTACTGGAGAGGAGAAAAAAAATAATGTCAAAGGCTTATAAGTGTGATATTTGTGATAGTTTTTATGATAATAACGAAATTCTTGCTGCCGCACAAACAGAGAATCCTTGCAATTATATTAGACTCAATAATTGTATAGTCCAGTTAGTAGAATATAACACTAAGTATGATAGAGATATTTGTCCAAAGTGTACTGAAAGACTGCAACAAACAGTAAATGACATTATAAAAGGAGAAATTAAACAAAATAATATTGATTAAAAGGTGGTGTAAAAAAGTTGAATAAGAAAGAAGCCGCAACGCTTGCTTATAATTTGATTTGCGGGCTTGCCGATATTAACGATAGTGAGTTTGTAGATAATATTATTTCTGCCGTACAAGATGGCGCAGAATATGATATTGAAGATATGTTAATTGAACTTGAGGCTGGTGAATACGATTGATTGTACTGATTGGTGAGAGCGCCAGTGGAAAGTCTACAATAGAAAAAGAACTAATTAAAAACTTCAAATATGAAAAAGTTATAACATTTACAACACGACCAATTAGAGATGGAGAACAAAACGGAAAAGACTATTGGTTTGTGTCTGAAAATGAATTTAACTCATTAAAGAGCAAACAACATTTTTTTGAAACGGCTGAATATAACGGGTGGCAATATGGTTCTCCTATTATTAAAGATCCAAAAGACAAAGTAATTATTGTTACTCCAAAAGGGCTTAGAGCACTACAAAGAACTTATAATAAAAAAGACTTTGTTAGTATATATGTTAAAACGCCACGCAGAGAACGACTTATTAGACTACTCAAGCGTGGAGACGATATAGAGGAGGCGTATCGGCGCAGTTTGTCTGATGTCGGTATGTTTGATGGAATTGAAAAAGAAGTAGATGTTGTTGTAAATAATACAGATAATCACAATATTCACACTCTGTGTTGTAATATTGATTATTATAATAAACACATTAAGGATGGTGATGATTATTGATTGAAAAAATATATCTCGCTGGTGGTATGCAGAACTTAACATTTAAGGAGCAAACCGAATGGCGAGATTATATTAAGCGGTCACTAAAAAATGACTATCTAAAACTGGAAATTGTAGACCCAACAAATTATTATAATTTTGAAACGGTTGCATATGACAGTAATAGAGAAGTCAAAGAATGGGATTTGAACGAAGTTAGAACAAGCGATTTAATTATCGTTTATTTTAATGACCCAAATTCCATTGGAACAGCACAAGAATTACAATGTGCAAATGAACACAATATTCCTGTGATTGGAATATATGAAAATCAAGAGAATCGTGAGCTTGAAATGCTTGGTAAACCGACAATTAAACTTCACCCTTGGTTAGTAGAATCTTGTAATAAGATTTTCGACAACAGAGCAGAATGTGTTGATTATATTAAGAAATTTTACTTAGATGGGAGAAGGTTGGTTTAATGCAAGTAATTAAAAGAGATGCGACAATAGAACCTTTTGATAAATCAAAAATTGTTAAAGCAATCATATCTGCAATGGAAGAAGGTAATGGAACAAAAGAAGATATTGCCAACAAAATAGCAGATGAAATAGAGAAAAAATATAAGGCAGATGATACAGATGAGATAGATATTTCTGATATTGAGTTAGATGTATTTAATAGCCTTATTTCTCATAAACAAAGATTAACTGCAAGAGCATACGAAAGTTATCGCAGTATTAGAGAATTTCAAAGAGATATTGACAACAGTACAGACGGCGAACTACTAACTCTACTGTCAAACAATAATGACTATTGGAAAACAGAAAACTCTAATAAAAATGCCACCCTTGTAACTACACAAAGAGATTATATGGCTGGCATTGTTAGTAAAGATTTAACAGAAAGATTTTTGTTGCCGCCAGATGTAGTACAGGCGCACAAAGAAGGAGTCATCCATTTCCATAAGAAAATTGTGGCTTAATATGGTGACATATTAAGAAAACTCGGTGAACTTATAAATATAAGGTGTGCATTTCCCGATTAGGAATTGTAGTAAATGACAATTAAGAAATGTGCTAACAGGGGAAGATTTATTGAATTTATCCTGTGCTAAGATTTTTAATATGAAATAAAGAAGAAAGTTATATGGAATGTAAAAAATACTATAATTATAATGTTTATGAAGATGGTAGAGTTTTTTCTAATTATAGAAATAAATTTTTGAAAGGAGATATTGTACACGGATATTTACAATATACCATTCAAATAAAAGGAGAAACAAAAAGAATTAAGGCACATAGATTGGTCGCTATATTATTCTTAAATACTCCAAAAAACTATAATGAACTTGTCATAAATCATAAAGACGGAAATAAATTAAATAATCACTTTTCTAATCTTGAATGGTGTACAACATATTACAATAATTATCACGCAAGAATAAATAATCTAAATAACATATCTAAAAGTAATTCTAAAAGATGGGAAAATGAAGAATTTAGAAAAAGAACATCTAAAAATATATCCATAGGATTGATTAAAAGTGGTTGTAATAAAAACGAAAATAATAATAGATTTAGATACGAAATATATGATAAAAATGGGAATAAATTTAATAGAAGTTCATTAAGCAAACATTTGAATTTATCTCAATCATATACAGACGCACTCATTAAAAGATGTGCTAATGGAATTTCAAATCAACATTTCATAGATAACGGAATATATGTAATAGATATTAAAAATAAAGTTAATCGACTATCGAAAGCTGCTAATAATGAGAAAAACATTACAATAGCAAGTGAGTAGAGTACACAATAAGCGAAAATCTTATTGTGGAAGTGCCGAGTATCTATTGTTTGGTAATAGAACTTTAGATAATGATATAGTCAAACATTTATAAAATGTTGGATATTGACTACTTCGCACAATCTGCTCTCCATAACTGCGACTTGATAAATCTTGATGATATGTTGCAAAATGGAACAGTCATAAACGAAGTTAAGATAGAAAAACCGCATAAATTCATAACTGCTTGTACAATCACAACACAAATTATTACAAGCGTTGCCAGTAGTCAATATGGCGGTTGTAGTATAACGCTTACTGCGCTTGCACCTTTTGTAAGAGATAGTTATAATATTTATTATAACAAATATCTCAACAGAGGAATTGAGGAAGAAAAATCAAAAAAATACGCTATGCAAGACCTAAAGAAAGAGATTGAAGATGGCGTACAAACATTTAATTATCAAATCAATTCAATGTCAACAACAAATGGGCAAGCACCTTTTATTACTGTCTTTATGTATCTTGGAGAAACAGATGAATATAAAGATGAACTTGCAATGATTATTGAGGAATTTCTTAATCAACGCATAAAGGGAATGAAAAACAGAAAAGGAATTTATGTCACACAGGCATTTCCTAAACTGATTTATGCGCTTGAGGAAGATAATATTCACGAAGATAGCAAGTATTGGTATTTAACGGAGTTGTCAGCTAAATGTAGCGCAAAACGACTTGTTCCTGATTACATTAGTGAAAAAGTAATGAGAAAACTTAAAGAAGGAAATTGTTTTCCCTCGATGGGTTGCCGGAGCTTCCTTGCTCCGTATAATGATAATGAAAATATTGCAAATGCAAAGAATTACAAGCCCGGATATAAGTTCTATGGAAGGCTAAATAAAGGGGTTGTAACAATCAATCTTCCTGATGTAGCATTATCTGCCGATGGTGATATTGATACATTTTGGAAAATATTTGATAAACGACTTGAATTGTGCAGAAAAGCACTATATTGTAGATACCTTAAACTAAAAGGCACATTATCAGATGTTGCACCTATTCTATGGCAAGATGGTGCATTAGCAAGATTAAAGCCCGGAGAAACTATTGACAAATTACTTGTCGGTGGATATTCAAGTATATCTCTTGGGTATGCTGGACTTTATGAATGTGTAACTTGTTTAACTCATAAGCCTTATTTATCTGAAGAGTCTAAAAATTTAGGCTTACAGATTATGCAACATATGAATGATAAGTGCACAGAATGGGACAAAACAGATAATTTAGGTTATTCTATTTATGGAAGCCCAATCGAATCGACCACATACAAGTTTGCAAAATGTCTTAAAAAGCGTTTTGGTAATGATGTATTTATCAAGATTGACGGTAGAGATAGAAATTATATAACCAACAGTTATCATTATCCTGTATTTGAACCGATTGATGCCTTTGGTAAGTTAAAGTTTGAAAGCGAATTTCAAGCGTTGTCAACAGGTGGTTATTTCTACATACCTTGGATAGCCACCTCAAACTATGTGAACTGTTTGCTTAACAGGTGTGGAATAATCCGCTAACGGTGGACTCATAAGACAATACCGTGCCAAGCCTATATTCATAGGAAGGTGTATCGACTAATTAGTAGGGTTGAGATAAGCACAATCCGAAGCGCATAGGGTGTAAAGCAGAGTTGTCCTGCTACGCTAAGATATAGTCAGAAGGAAAATTAAATGTATAAATGTGATTTTTGTGGAAGAGAAAGTTTTAAGAAAATTAGATATGGTGGGCATACAGTTTGCTCAAAACATATGCACCAAATGAATAAGTATGGAAAAGTATTAGACAATATCCCAAGAACAAATAATGACCTAAATGATTTTGTCATAAAAGGAAATCTTGTTTATTTTAATGTTTATAATCAAAAGAATATTAAAATAGGTGAATTTTTTATTGATAAATGCGATTTAGACAAAGTGAGATGGCATAAGTGGAGAATGAGCAATGGGCATATTGTCACAGGTCAACCAGCTAAGAAGCAACAAAAAGATATTGGACACATTATTTTAGATAGTATTCCAAGTACAAATTCAGTGGTAGACCATAAGGACGGAAATCCTATGAACAACACAAGAAAAAACTTGCGAATTTGTCCTCAAAATAAAAATATATTAAATAAAAAGTATATGAGTAATAATACAAGTGAATTTATTGGAATTGCTTATAGAAAAGACAGAAATGCTTATGACCCCGAAATCAGAATAGAGTATAAAAGATGTCATTTGGGATATGAAAAAGACAAAAGATATGCCGTATATAAAAGATATGTAGCAGAAGAATTATTATTTGGCGAATATATAAACAAAGAAGAGCACAATAAAAAGAAAAAATTTACAGACGATATTCCACAAAACATTAAAGACGAATTGAAAGAAAAAACAATTCAAAAACTAAAATCAAAGAACCTTTGGCAATAAGTTATGTAGAAGTGCCAAATATGCAAAACAATATATCCGCTGTCTTATCCGTAATTAAGTATATTTACGACAATATTATGTACGCAGAACTTAACACAAAAAGCGACTATTGCCAAGTATGCGGATTTGATGGTGAGATACAGATAGTCAAAGATGAGAACACAGGAAAATTGATTTGGAAATGCCCTAAATGCGGTAATACAAATCAAGATAAAATGAATGTGGCTCGGAGGACTTGCGGTTGAAGTAATAGACCGCATTAAATCTCTTAAACTGCGGGAAACCCCTAAAGACAATATAACCAAGCATAAACAGTGATGTTTATGTGGCGAAGGTAATGACTAAGGTATGGTAAAATCATATTGTATTGGGCAATCCGCAACCAAGCTTCTTTTTTATAAGAAGAAGGCTCAACGACTATAATAGAGAATTGTTATAAAAAGTAACAATATGGTATAGTCTACTCCCCTAATAAATATCGGGAAACCGAGGGTACAAAGGATATAGGAACAAACTTCTGGAATGAAGGACGAACACAAGAGATAAAAGAGCGTGTATTACACCTTTAAGAGCCAACAGAACGCTCTATAATCGTGTCTTACTGCTAACTAATGAAATTACATTAAGGAGTAACAAAATGAGATTTAACACTATTGTAAAGGGCGTAGATGAGGCTGGGTTTATTACATTTACGCAGGATGAACTTGATGAAATGCTGAAGGAGTCTTATCAGCGTGGCTACAACGACGGTATTTACCAAAATGTACCCGTTGAGACCGAACCTAATAACACTCGACCGCCTATTGTAAAATGCGTAGACGATAGCGAGTTTATTGCCTAAGATAAGTGAAAATTCATAAAAAGCGAATGAAAAAAGCGAAAAATGGGGTAGGAATTTAATCCTACCCCATAATTTTTTATGCAACGATTATCACTTAACAAACTTTTTATTTTTATCTGCTTCCCAAATACAAAACCAGCCACTTGGGATTTCTGCCCATAGATTACCACTGGAGATTAACTTAGTGGATAATACACTTACTCTTGTACCAGCCTTCAAGAAAGCATTGTCTGTCAATTTCTTACTTGTAGCAAACTGTCTGCCATTTGCAGTCAAATCTTTAACTTTCTTTCGTCCTGTTGCAGCACCAGCACCCTTATAAATGCCTCTTTCATTAGTCAGAGTATAAACCCCCGTCTTAATCTTAGGAGCCTTATGTTTAGGCTTAGGCTTTACATATGACACCAAATAATATGCGGGATTACGGTCAGCAGTAGCCTTACCCATTTGAGTTACATTTATAATACATCCAGTATCTGTTTTCTTTACAATACGCTTAGGACGGCTATACGCATTGTATTTTCCACTATACATCTGCGGGTCAAGAACCTGAATATTCTTTCCTCTCATCCTATAAGCAACAACAAAATGTCCAGCAGTAGAGAATACATTATAAACATTGCCTTGATTTGCGATAGCCATACCGCCTTTTTTCAAGTGAGCAACTAACTTATTCTCATCTGTTGTAGTAGTGAAAGAAAAGCCCTTATTCGCATTACAAAGCTCTGTAAGCAGCTTTTTCACATTAGTACCATAGTTATCCCTACAACCGTGAGAAAGGCTAAATTTAGCCATCTGTGTGACTGTATAAAGTTCTTTTCCTGCAAGGTTATTAAACACCATACAAGACGAACATACACCACATCCGCTTGTCTTAATTGTTTCTTTCTTTTTTGTATTAGGATTATCATATCCTACCGAATTGTAATGTTCTTGATTGTAATAATACATAAATTACGCCTCTTTCCCATTAGCAATATTCTTTTTCATTTCTGTATATGCGTCCTCAATCAACGCTCTAATCTGTTCATCGGTCAAGTCAATCTTATACTTTTTGCACATTTTTTTGACCTGTTCAGTAACATATTCTAATTTCTTTTCGCCGTTGTTGTCACCAAATTGATTTTTAGCAGACACAACGAACTTGTAAACCCAAGTAGCAAGACCAGCAAAATTACTGCCTAAAATAGCATCTTTAACAGTCGGGAATACATACTTACCAAGTAAAAACGCAACGATTGCAATTACTAATTCGATTGCATAGAAAATAATATCATTCATTATCTACATCTCCCTCAGTTGTTTCTTCAGCGCTATCTCCATCTGAATAATTATTATCTAAATAATTATTATTGTCAGTATAATTACCATTTGGCTCACTGAAAGAAAATTTATTATATCTAAACACATTTTCAATAACAGACTTAATCAAATAAGCCCCAACAGTAACCTTAAACACATTACTAAGTTCTTGTGTTAAAGTATCACTAATGGTAATACCGAAAAACGGAACTACCATTGAATAAATCAAAAAGATTAAAAATGCGGCACTTAAAACGATAATAAGTCTTTTTGAAAATTCAACAGACCACAAAATAAAGCCTTGTGATTTGTCCTTAAAATTATTCTTAAAATTATTCATTATACACCTAATATATATCGAATACAATAAAAATCGTTAGCATATCCTATATTATTATTTCCAAAGTTATTATACCATCGAGGCGGAGGAAGTATAGTGCCTTCTCCAAGTCCATATTTAGGATATGTAAAATTTCCATTGTTGTCTACAAGTTTATCATCGTAAATATATACATATCTTAAAGCTGTCCCTTCCCACTCAAATTTATTAGAACCAAATAAATTAAAAGAATAACCGCGACCTTCTCCCATAATTGGAACAATAGTTTTTGGTATATATTCACAAGTAAACCAATAATTCTTTGGTGTATATTTCTTTGCCAAATTAGTATTGTTCGCATTATCAACAGGAGTTTTTGTCATTCTTGAAAATATAATAAGAATACCACTTTGTTGTTGTGATATTTTTTCTTTTAATTTATATTCATTTGTAACCACACCATTACTGTCATTAACTTCATTTCTTTGCCACAATATTTTAGAACCTTTGATAGTATCTCTCAAATCAAACATATCGTCCGATATACTCTTTAGTTCATTGTGCACAATATCTACCTTATTTTGAGTGTCGTGAAACGCAGTATTTATAACCCTATTTTCAACAGGATTTTTACTCGTATCGTTGAGTTTATCATCAACAGTTAAAAATCCACCATATGTACAACGAACAATATCTCCACTGCCCAATTTGTCATCATAATAAATTTTATTATCTTCACCATTATCGGTTTCTATCAATATTTGTTCGTCTTTTTTTTCGATTGCATTTATATTCTCAGCGCTATCTCTTTTTAGCGATATACTCATAATATCACCTCATTAAACACCCAAAATGGCACGAATACAAAATTTTGAATTAGAATATTGTATGCCGTTTGTTCCAGTAACGGGTTTATTTGTCCAATATGAACTATATTGTGTCGCATTTGCACAATCAAACAAATTATATACATTGTCATTTATTTGTTCATCGTTAATATATAAATAATGTAGAGCCGTGCTACTCCAAGAAAATGTATTAGAACCAATCAATAAAAACGAATGACCTGCACCGGGGAATAATTCAACTTCTTTTTTATGCACAAATCGACTGATAAAATGATAATCTTGTGGTTTATAAAATGCAAGGCTTTGTCCCATATTTGGATTGCTCGCTTTGTGATAGTCTATATCTAAATCAGAAAACAAAATAATTATTCCTTGTTTTTGTTCACTTATTTTTTCACTTAAACTATATACTTGTGGCAAATCTTTTGTTCTATTTCTTAATCCTGTTTCACCTGTTCCAGTGGCGTTCGGATAGACAGAATAACCATCGTCATCTGCTACTTTATCTCTTTGCCACAAAATCTTATATTCTCCAAGACTATTCTTTATATCATTTAGTGTATTAGCAACGGCGGTGTTTTTTTCTTGTGTACTGTTTAAGTCTATCGCCATAGACCTTACCCAAGATGACACCTCTTTATTCATCAATGGATTAGTGCTTGTTTCATCAAAACTTGTGTCAACATCGTTCGTGCCAGCAATTCTAATTCTCTCAATCGTTCCATCGGACTTTTTAACATCGGTAAACATTTTATTATTGAGTCCAAGGTCAGTAGTCAATAAAATTTGTCCATCAACTTTATCTGTTGAATTTATTTCATCGAGTGTTCCTCTTTGAAAAATAACATCTGTTTTACTCATTTCACATTACCCCTTTCTTTAATACAATCTCGTAAGAGAAATGCTTTGAGTGTCACTTATTGAAATATTATTTATTAAATATCTTGCAGTAATTTCTTTACCATATTTATTTGGTAGTGTAATCTCAATAACTTCATTGACATCCAACCAATAAACAGGTACACAGTTTATCTGTACTCCATCATAAATTTTACAACGGTTATATAATTCATATTTTGCACAATTATAGCAATCGGCATCGGTGTAAAGATTATCATAATCTCCACCCTCAAGAACTATCGCTAAATCTCCGATTTCATTTATTGAAAATGAACTATTAGAACTCGTTTCGCTTACTTCACCTTGTGACTGTAAATGACCTAAATATTGAAAATATCCATTATCTTTGCCAGTTGTTTCATCTATATCAGCAACATATTTGGCTATATAATATTCACCAACAAACAAATATCCTCTGCCCTTCATTACTTTTTTATCTAATACAACATCTCCGTATTCAATACTAAAAGTATATTCAGGAAACAGACTACTATCAAATGTATCAATTTCTTTATCAACCGTAAATCCAATCAACATACCATCTGTATATTTATTAACACCAGCAATACCAAGTGTTACATTTCTACTTAACGGATTTATAGTAGTTTTTGCAACCCCGTCAGCATAATTAGAGCCAACATTGTGCGTTGTTCCATAAACATAAATATGATTTTTTACATTTTGAAAGTCGTTAGATATACTATAATCAATCAAAACATCTTTCCATAAATCATCGTTTGCAATAATAGACATCTGATTAGAATCATCATAAGGAACATATCCATATCTAAATACGCCATCAACATCAAAATATATCTGCGTATGTGGGTATAATTCTACTAACTGATTTAACAACTCATAAGCCGTTGTTCCTCTTGCAACTCTTATGTCATTTGGAACAGTCAGATTATACATAGAAATATCATATTTTTTAATTCCTGCTTCTTTAAGTGTCGCTATCATAACATCTTTTATATTAGAACCCTGAGGAATAATATAATCAACACCACTATATACGCCACCACGCATTGTAGTAAGTAATGCCATTAAGTCCGAAGCCTGAAATGATAATGTATTTTCATCTGCGCTATATGCTCTACTTGGGTCATTTATAATATAAACTCCCATATTAGTCCATATAATCTCATCATTATGTATTTCTTTGATACCCATATAGATTTGAATATATTTATCAAACCATATCTTATTTCCTTTATCAATATCAAAAGAACTATCTGTGGGAATAAGACTTATACTACAAGTTCTCCGAATATCACTATCTGAACTAATGGAGAATGACGGATTTCCAATAACATTTCCTGTTAATTCTCCAATTTGCTCAAAATTCTTACTTAAAAGAACAATTTTAGAATATAAAAAACGGGAAGTTTGTTTTGATACATTATATTCTGATTGTGTTAAAAACATAAAATACCTCCCATTATAAAATATCTACTAATCCATTATTATACAAATCTCTTTGATTATCCCATTCTCCCTGTTCTGCCCAAGAAAATGAAATGTCAATAATACCATTACCAGTAGATTGATTGTAAGCCATAGAAGGAGAGCCAATAACTTGAATAACCCAAATGTTCCCATTCCAATCTTTCAATATTTTTGACTTTCCATTAACTAAGAAGTTACTATATGATTGAGACAGCTTTGCAATGGTAAACCTGTCAATTTGATGATTTGTATAAAAACCATCATTAAATATAGTGCCACTTACTCCACCTGTAAGATAGTTTATTGTACCATTTTGTATAACAATAGGATATTTCTTTCCTATTGGCTGCAAAGTACCAATAGATACATTTCTTGTGCCAGAATCATAACTAACATTCGCCATAAGCCTCATATGATTATTTTTATCAAAAACAAATACACCATTAAAGTCTGTATGTATGCTTTGAATTAAATAGTCTCCCTCTGAACCATCGTTATATGTTGGAACAAGAGCATATTCAAAATCCCTATTACTTGGAACTAAAAAGTCATTAAAGGAAAAATTAAAATCATCAACAGAATTAACTTCCTTCTTTGCTAAATCTATCCAGTTTATGCCACCTAATTCTCTTCGCTTAAATATAAATCCATTCATAGGAACATCTGTAATCTTACCAACAGAACCAGCATTTATATTAGTATCAAAATTACAATCTGCAATAGTATCTACTTCCCAGTCAGTTGGAACAGCACTATTTACTGTAATTGTCATATCTGAACTTATATTAAAGTGACTAAAGATAGCATTATATAAATAAACTTCATCTATCATATGATTTTGAACAGAAAGTAAATTAGAAACATCTTCTGTCTCTGTAACAAAATCATAATTAGTTATATCTTGGTCTACTGAAGTTGTTTCATAATAAATTGTTGTAGTTCTATCATATTGAACATCACTATTTGCAAAATCAAAAGTATTGTTTTTTGTTTTAGTCGGCACTAACTGCAAGTCTAAATTTGAACCATCTTTTTTAATATAAACCAATACTTCTGACAAATTATTCAAATTATTAACTTTATTTGAACGCTTGTAAACAGTAGTATCTCCACCGAGATATGACAAAGAAAATAAATCTTTAACTTCTGAATTTTCTACAACTCTCTCCCAGCGTACTAAAAAACCATTCTTTTGGTCTACACCAAACGAACATAAAGCATAACTCATACCAGAATTCAAATGACATAATCTTGTGGGGTTTAACCACATTCTCATAACAAAATTTTTATTTTTTATTGAAAATCTCTGTTGTGCTAAATCCCAAATTAAGCATTTGTCCTCAAGGTCTATCGTACTATTCTCAAATGGAATATCTACAATTTTATTGTTTTCTGAATAATTTGGAATATCAGATTGACTTGGATTTCCGTTTGTGTTATTATAAGGCTTGTTTAACGAATAAACCTTACCTTCAATAGAAATAAGTTTACTATCTACTTGTACTACACCTTGTTCGCATAAATTCGTCAAGGTCATTTCGCTATACATAGTTGGTCTTTGATAAGATGTTGTAAATGATACTTTTTCTGCTTCAACAGATAACCCATTTACAGTTACACCACTCGCACCAATAGAATAAGTTGCGCCATCTGTCAATCTTTCAATATTGTACTTTATAAGATAAGACCCATCATCTTGCCTATCACCAGCGTTTACATATACGGTTTCGCTATCTTTTACTAAATCTCCAAAGCTATCATATAAAGAAAATATTACACGATTAAGCGGTTCATCATTTTCTTGTGCATATTTTAATATTGCATTATAAGAAGATGACTTAATTATTTCATTGTTTTTAGGGTCTGTAATTTCAAATGTAGGAGTTGCAAGGCAAAGAATGGGCAAGAAGTCACTATATTCACTTGAATCAGTACGCCCAAAAGTCATAAAACGATAATAGTATGTTTTACCGTTTTCAAGCCCACCATTCTTTACTGCCTCACTGTCAGTAGGGTCATATATGTTATTAAAATCATAATATGGTACAATACTGTCTTTGAAATATTTTAAGTGCGTATTATTTTGTACAGTTTTATTGACAACATCTAAATCGTTCGTGTCCCAAATCTCAAACCAGTTTTGATAAATTTGGTCGCCTCCACTTGTATAAAATTCAAAGATAGCCTCTTTTGTTGCATCTATGGGCGTTCTTGCAATACCTATCGGCTTTGTAATCATATATTTCCCTCCTTTAATTCAAAATTACTATATTAGAAAAATTATTCATAGGTGCTAAAACTCTAACTGGTTCACCTTTGGATAATATATTTGCACTATTTATTACTGGGACTTTTGTATATTTATTACTGCTTATAACAACGCTATATAATCCCGTGTAAGCCCCTGTATCGTCTTTTTCTCTATCAACAATAAACCCAGTATATGTCCTATCACAATTAGCCTCTCTAATGGCTCTATCAACATATACCTTTATCCCAGCCATTAGTTGCTCTCTTGCTTGTTCAAAAAGGTTCAAATAAACACCCCTTTGTAAATATGTACTATAATTAAGACGGAATGAGCCATAAGACCCACCCCGTCACAATTATCATTTATTCTTATAAGATTCTTGCCGCATTTTCATAGCAAAATCTTGTAAGTAATTAACGAACTGTTCACCATTTTGTGTTTCAACATTCAAATTAGAAATGTTAATAATGGTAGACAAGTCACGATTATTATTGTTTAATACGCCATTTCCTGCGCCAAAATTACTCTTTGCAAAAGTATTAAGAATACCCGCCAAAGTATTTGTTGCCGCTGCATTTACAACACCAGAACCTTTAGACAACTGAGCAACAGTTCCAGTATTGTATTTACTACCAATAATCATTTCCTCATAAGGACTTTCACCTACAAGGGCAATTTCATCATTGGCTACATTTGCAACACCACTTGCGTGTTTTTTCTTTGGCTTCTTCTTCTTTGACTTTCTCTTTGGGTTTATTTTATTCAGCCACTTGTCAATTTGTCTTTGAACCCAGCCACCACTAACAGAACCCTCTGAGTTACCAACTTGAGATGATAAATCATTAAGACCACTAATCGCTTTTTCAAAGCGCTTAACTTCTTCTTCGGCATCTTTAATATAATCTTGAATATTTATATATTCATTTTCTACTTTTTGCAGAGCAGGAATAACACTGTGTTTTAATCCTTTTGTACCGAATATTTTATCTGTGTCAAGATATTTTTTAAGAATGGCATTTTCTTCCATTCTTTCATACATTTTAGAAATATCTTCTACTTCTTTTTTCTGCTTTTCAAGTAGAGCGATTTCTTCATTGTTTTTATCAATGATAGACTGCCATTTATTGATAAGTTTATCATTTGCAATGAGCGCTTCATATTTAGCATCCAAAGAGTCTTTTTGCGTTTCAAGTAGTTCTTTTGCTCTTTCAAGTTCGGCAATAGCGTTTTCTTGTGCTTTTGCACGATTATATTCGTCTAACTCTTTTTGGGCTTCATCAACTGCCGCTTGGTCTGTTCCCCAAGTCCATTGACCGTCTTTGAAAACTTTAACCTTAGTAGACTGAGCTTTTCTAAGATTTTCAAGTTTTTCTTGTAACTCAATAGCATCGTCAACTGCATCGTTAGCTTCTTGTTGAGCGGCTATTTCTTTATCAATAGCATCAATCTTTTTATCAAGAGCTTTTTCCTCTTTTTCTTTTGCTTTTTCAAACTTTTCGGTGCGAGCATCTATTTTCTCTTGATACTTGTCATTCTTTTCTTGGAGTTTATCAATTTTCTCCTCAATACGGTCGATAACAATAGAAAATAATTTTTCCATTTCTTCAGCTTGGTCATTCCAAGCGTCAATGTTATCTTTCAGTTTATCCTTTTGATTTTCAAGTTTCTTGGTCTGCCTGTCAATTTCCTTGGAAAGTTCTTTGTTTTTCTGCCTATTCTTTTCTTTTGCATCTGTATTCTTGTTGGTAGCAGAAGTGTTTTTATGAGTGGCTTTTGTGTTAGTTGTAGAAGCAATAGAAATTTTACTAATACCTTGCGCAACACTAAAATATGACTGCACAACCGCTTTTATTTCCTTTGCTTTTGTTTCACCAAGAGCTGAAACATCTATTTCTTTACCTTTTGAGGCGGCAGCTGCTTGCATAACAGCGGTGGTAAATCCAGTAAGGTCTCCAGCGGCAGTCATAGCATATAGACTTGTGCTCTCCATCTCACCATTCATTGCCTTTATTGCACCTTGTGCAAGGTCAGACGCTTCAGATGAGTTCTTTGTCGCAATAGTAACGACATCTTTAGCCGCAGCTGCTTTTAGATTTTCAATGGCATCGTTTTTCATTAACTCAGACATCGTTTGTAATGACTGAGAATTGATATTTATTTGTCCATTAGAATCTATTAAGGCAGATAAATACTTATAATCCAAAGATAACAGTTGTTGCATAGTGTCTGCATTAACTGCACCGTTTTCATTAAGTTCTTTATATGCCTTTGTGGCAAGGTCAAGATTAGAATTTGCTTCAGATAATGTATCAGACAAACTTTTTGCATTTTTTGTTGACTCTTGAACAGTCTTAATCCAATCATAAGCCTGATTTGTGCTCATTTTTTGGCTTTTAGCAAAAGCATTAAATTGTTCTTCTGTAAGACCCAATTCTGCCGCCATTTCAGCAACGGTTTTTGTGGTTTCTTTTTGTGCTGGCTCAGAATCTTTTATAGCATCCCTTGCCTGTTCTACAATGTCTTTATATTGAGAAAGTTTTTCTGGTGCAGCATCATAAGCCGCAACCATAGCTTTCATAACTTCAAGGTCTTGTTCTTTTTGTTGTGTTAATTGTCCGATAATAAGACCAGTAGCATCAGCTTGTTTACTAAATTTAGCCTGTTGAGAAGCAGAGTATTCTTCTGATTTGGCAGAAGAATTAAGTTCATCTTGATATGCCTTTAGCTTCTGAATCATCTCATCTATACTACCAGCACTAAACTTTAATACATCTTCAGATGAACGACCAATTCCTGCTTGACCCAAAGATGTTCCAGCATCCTTTGCAAATGCGCCAAGAGAAGCCCAACCAACGCCGCCATAAGTATTTTGGTCTGAGTAATTTCTATTAACGGCAGACTTAAATTCTCCAACATTACTTCTAAAAGTATCTTCTGCTTTACCAGCCGCAACGCTATCGAGTATTTGTTTATATTTAGTTAAAGATTCGCTTGTTTTTTCGACTTCGCCTCTATACTCTCCCCATATTTCAGGGTTGTTTTTAATAATAGAGTTGAACTCTTCTTGAGTTAAAGAGGTTTTATTTAATTGTTGTTCTAAGTCTTTATATTTATCGGCGGTTTCGGTATATGTTTGTAAGTTACTAATTTGTTGTTGTTGTGCTTGCTCTTGCGCCTGTTGTGCTTTATTGCTCGCCATAACAATCAAACTAATAACAGTTGTTATAATACCTATTCCAGCCGTTAATGTATCTAATGATAATTTTAACCCGGATGTGGCTACTGTTGCCGTCTCCTCTGCCGCAGCCACTGCTAAAACATTACCTTTATATCCCGCTAAATGAGAAACAACGGAAGGAAGTGATTTTAACAGATTTTGCGCCAAAATTGTTGCTAATTGTTTTAACGGTTGTATCATCGTTGTTATCATAGATGATACTTTTTGTGCTTTAATAGTTATTAAAACACCAACAATCGCACCTAAAACTGCCTGTAAATTATTACCATAATCTATAAACTTCAATATGGAATTAGCGCTATCAAGCATTTTCTTAGCAAAATCTGATATGCCACCATCGCCAAGAATAATATTCTCATAAGTTGCTTTCAGATTTGTAATTTTAGCCTGTAAAGACTCCATATATGCAGCGTTTTCCCGAGTGGCAGACCCAGAACTATTTAACGCCGTATTATTTGCATCAATAGCAGTGCTGAAATTTTGCATAACGGCTGATAAAATCTTGTACTGGTTGACTCCCGCCAATGTTTTACCAAGAGCAGTTTGTTCAGCAGAAGTCATTTCATCCCATTTAGGTTTAAGTTCTGCAAGAACATCATAGGTAGATTTTAATTCGCCACTACTGTCTTTTACGGTTATCCCATATTTCCCAAGTGCTTCATCTGCCGTTGAAATACGAGAAGCAATAGTATTTAAGCCACGGGCAACCTGTTGTGATTTTCCGTGGAAGATTTCTGTTCCCGCAGTTACGAGACCGATTGTCTCTTCAAAACTATTTCCATATGTATTTAATGCAGCACCAGCGGCTGTCAAACCTTGACCAATATCACCAGATGAAACAGCAAAATTATTGGAGACCTCATTGATAGCATCAATAATATGCGTACTATCTTGCGCTTGTATATTAAACGCTTTCATCTGTGAAGTTAAAACCGCAGAAGCATCAGAGGCGCTTAGCTCCTCGTCTGCAATGTTTTGGTATAACAATTTTTTATATTAAACTAAAAACAATGACTATTCTTATTGATGCTAAAATAATTGACTTAATATTATTTTTTCAAATTTTTTATCCTTCTTGAATTCTTTATATGATACTCTAATCAATTTGATATTATTTTGTAAACAATAATTTGTTTTTATTTTATCTAAAGCAACTCTTTTTGCAAAAGATTTTTCAACACCATCTTTTCCATAAAAACTATAAAAATGATTTTTATTTTCTTCAAAATGTTGTTCGCCATCAACTTCTATACAACAATTATGTTCAGGCAAATAAAAATCAAATGGCAATGGGAGAATATTTCTACAATCATTAAATCTATATTCTCTTTCAAACTTTATATGATTGTTTTTTAGAAATTCAGCAACAAGTTCCTCATATCTCGACAATGTTTTTCTACAAGTCGGACATTCACTAAGACCATAATATTTCCAAGTGTTAAATTTACACCAATATTGTTCTCCGCATTTACATTTACACAAAATATCGGGCTGATTAAAAGTGCCAATTTTCAAATCTATAATAGCACAATTATAATTATGTAATTTTGCATATAAATTTGCATTATATATAAAATTATCCATATTACAAGAAACAGAAAAAATTTGTGCATTATTTTTAGGAGCGTTAGCCAAATTCATATATACCCTATATCCATTTTTGTCATAACATAAAATATTTGTACGATTATTTTTATATGTATATTCAATAATTTTATATCCATATTTTTCAAATCGTTTTCTAACTTCTTTTTCAGTTAAAATTTTATGATTTTGACTAAAATTATCAAGAGATTTTCTTTTAGTTTCTTCTCTTGTTGTCAATACCGCATCTTCAACCGTATATCCTCTTCTAAGTCTACTGTCAAGCGTTTTATAAGATATATTGTATTTACGAGCTAAATCTGCTTTTGATTTATATTTTATCCCAAAACAAAATATTTCTGTTTTCATTCTTTATTCTTTCTGTCATTGTTTTTTTTCTTATATTTTCATATAAGTTTAGACTATATCTTCACCTAAAAAGGCACAGGGCACTTCCACTATAAAAATAGTGTACTCTACTCACTTCGTCCATTTTCTATGGCTTATTCTAATTATATATTATATCATAATTAGTTACATTTGTCAAGAAAAATCTTGATTGTTTTCGATAGTCGTTGAAGGTTTCCTATTATCTCAAATAAGACTTCCCTGCTGATTGTCCAATTTGTACATTTTTCAAACATTCACACTTATAATTTCTTATTATGTTGTAGTATGTACAACTCTAAGGATTTTCCAGCAATTCACCCTGTTTTTTGCGACCTTATACCATTAAGCCGCCGTTTTAGCAAGCGTTGCCGCATCTTCATCGGAATAACCGCCCTTCTTAAATTCCGTAGAGGCTTCTGTCATTTCAGTTCTTGTACGAGCAACAGTTGTACCCATTTCACCCAACTTTTGAGTGTATGAGTCTAAACTATCGCCACTTAAATCACTAACTTTCTTGAATTCTGTAACAGTGTCATCAAATTCTTTAACCGTTGTTACCGCACTCTGCACTCCGTTAGTAAAAAGTGAGATTGCCGATGTGCTCAAGCCAAATTCTGCGACCTTTTTCGTTGTTTCAACAAACTGTGAACCAAGGCTTTTTACATTGCTTATAAGACCACCAACAGCCGCCGTAGACTGCTTTGTATCAATCTTTGGCATTGACTTAGAGGCTTTTGATGTAACCTTATTTAATTGCTCTTGTACGCTTTTTGTATCAAGTTTGACTTTCGCATTTATGTAAAATTCAGCCAATTATCAACCACCTACCTTTGATTTTCTACCAAAAGTATTTTTTGGTTTTATCTGTGAATACGCAATATTTATAGCATCAGCAGTATCATCTTGATTTTTCTTACTACATTTGCTAACCCATTTTAAGTCAAGCCCAAAATGTTTATTTGCATACTCAACACTTGATTGCTTCATTTTTTCTCTTTCCATTCCATCTCTGCTCCCATCAAACAAACCCAAATCTGTTCGCCATTTAGTAACAGGGACGAAAATAACCTCCGCATTAAGAGCAGAGGTTATCCCTAAAATAATACCCTGTAAACAGGATAATATCTTTAATGTTTGTGGATTTTTCAATATCAACGGTACATCTTCAACATAAAATTTATCAATCTTATGCTTTGAAATATATTCCTTTAATCTATCTCCCATCCACAATACTTTATCACGCCAGTCAGTTTTAGTATCGGGTATTTCCCATACTCCATAATCGACCAGCTCACCATCCTTAAAAAGCCCATATCCACTTTTCTTGGAACTCATATCTAATCCACATACTACCATACAAAATTTGCCCCTTGTATGTTCGTGATAACGCCTTTTATGCCCAACTTAGCACATTCCTCGTGAAATATTGTATAGAAATTTCTATTCATCCATAACTTAAAATTCGTCCAATATGGTCTTGCGGGCGCATATCCAAAATGATAACCAACACCAGTTTCAATTATTTGCGCCAATGTTTTTCGGTCAGGATAATGCACACCAATACCACTAAGACTTTCTCCTCCGTTTGCAGAAAATCTATAAATCGTCATTTTAGACAAATTTTGGTCGATTGTGCCCATTATTTCATTCTTTGATGTTTTCAGTCTGCGCTTAACAAAAGACTCCTCAAATTGATATGTTCGCAGTCCTGCTTCAGCCCATCCACCATAATAAGCATTATAGACATCTCGTTCAATAATATCTTGCAACTCAATCAAACACCTATCAAGCGTTCTGCTGAGCGCTTTTTTAAGTCGGGTCATTAAGACTTTTTCTAATTGTTCTTCTGATTTAATTTGCATTTTGCTTTAATATTGTTTCCATTTGTGCCATAAAGTCTTTAGAATTCAGCTTATTACCAAATTCATCAATCTTATCGCTAATATGATTAAAGAAATCGCTAAATGCTTTGGCAAGACTCAAATCCTGTGCAATACAGTTTTCAAGTACATCTACATTTTTAATCTGCCAATAGGTTTCAGCAGTAAAGCCCTTTTCGGCTAATTCATTATAAATGTCACAATCTGCCTTATCACCAAAATCTTCATCTACACAATATTTAGCAACCAATACAACCTTAATAATTTCTCTCTCATATGAGTATAATTTAGGGTCTGCACATTGATTTGTAATATTGCCAATTTCCTCAATTTTCAAATAATCTTTCTTTAATTTAATGTTCATAATTTTCTCCTTAATGAACTATGTACTACAACCGCCCATATTTCAGAGCGGTTGTCAAATATATTATCAACTTAATTATGTTAAAATTAAATATTTTATGTTAAAATCTAAATGTTTAGATAAAATTACAACTAATTTTAAGCACTAACAGTTAAGTTCTTTGAATAGTGTAAGCACTCTCTTACATTATTCTTAAACTTCAACCGTTTGAGGAATGTCCTTAATAGTGTAGTGTTTAATGACTTTAGTTTCAGTATCTTCGTAAGTCACTTCAACATACTGTACTTCTGGGTCATAATCTGGAACATTGTCATCTTCATAATCCTTAAATCCAAGATAAGTCTTTAGTAGACTCTCTTCTGGATTAGCAATTACTACTTTCTTAGGTTCCACCACTAACTGACCATCAACTAACTTTGCTAACATAATTAAACTTCAGCTCCTGTAATAAATTCTCCTGATGTAGAGGAGTTATATGATGTTGTCTTTCTAATTCTACTCACGAAATCGTCCACCCTTTATTCTCAATCGTTGACTTCTGTTCGTCTGTTAATTTAGCTTTGACTGTTTCGTGAAGAGTCAAAGTGCAAGTCGTTGTTACTGTTGCCAGACCATCTATGATGGATTGAACAGACTCGTTTGACAATAAAGATGATTGTGCAAGCTTGATACTTTCACTTAATGTGTTAGGTACGAACCGTATTTCAGTCAGCTTTGGAATAAAGGCGAATGCCTCTACATATTTATACATCTTGGTTCCATCAAAAGGTGTCCCAGTGAATGCTGTTAATGAATTTTCCTCGTGAAACATACCAGCCGCATATACTTTATTTGCTGGCTGTCCAATTATCTTAATTGTCTTTGCAGAAGATTGTTGAAACATCATATCACAATATGCAAGATTTTCTGCCATTGAAAAATCAAGAGTAAAGTCCGTAAGTTGATGTGCACTACGAAACATATTTGTTGTTCTTGTCGCATATCTTGGAACCTTAAAATACTAGTCTGAATCCACTTTTTCCGTAGCATATAGTATCATTCTTCTTCTGTCCATCAAAATGCACCAACTCTCGCAATAATTCTTTTATTACCTGAACTATCAATTCCTAAATACTTTATATCAACTTCGTATGAAGTATTCTTAGCTGGAACAAGCGCATTACTACTGTCACAGTCATCACCAGTAAACTTTATTGAACCAGCAGTATATGACAAAGTAGTAGCAGTATCTCCACTTTCAAATATTATTCTTGAGTTATAGTCATCAGGTATTGTCTCAGGTAATGACAGATTAAGTGAAGCCATAACTTTACATCTATACTCAGTATGAGTATTCAATACAACTGATGTGCTTTCATTCTCTTGAAATTTATCTCCAAAAAAATCTGCCAAGTCCATAGCCTTAAACACATTCTTCACACCAGTAGCAGTTTGTTCGTCTGGTGCAGAAATAACAGGAACTTTACCTCTAAGACTTTCATCTGTAATACAAGTATTCATTATTTCGCCAAGTTGATTAGCAGCAGAATAAGAATAACTTAATGCTGTGTTAATTAAATCAGCACCCATAGATACCAAAGCAGCACTTGGATTGTTTTCAGCATCTACAAAGAAAATTGAATAAGGATAACCAAGTCCTTCAGTGTTATAGATATTTACAAGTTTCTGTGTTTGATAACCTGTTTCTGGACTACCAGTCTGCTTACTTGTGACTGTAATTTGTGAACCCTTTTCAACATCAATATTCTCATCTACATTTGTCTGCGGGAACAGTGTGCTGATTTGTGATTTAATGTCTATACCCTTCAGGTTGACAGACAATTTATCTGTATTGACATAATAGACTCCAGCGTTCAACTTTGCTAACTTTTCTGTTGTTGTATAGTTAGTATAGTTGTTATCAGTAATTGATGTAGTAGTTGCACCAGCTTCTCCTAATTTGAATAGTGGCATAGAGCCACTACCTTGATAAGAATTAGCTGTTACAATAGGTTGACCTTCGCTGAATTTCTCTACATTTGAGAATATACCATAAAGAATTGCATCATAATATGTGTATGAACTTTCAATTCCGTCTTTTGCTAAACATAAAGAAGATACAGTATCTTCTCCATTCAATACACCAAATGCAAACGACATTGCACCATTGCCACCGCTACCTCCTGACGCATATTTAATTATATAATCTATACTTCTTGGACATACAATAGTAACAACATCATCTTGAACTGACAAAGTAGAACCTTTAGGTATTGTGAACTCCCATCTATTTGCCGAAGGCATTTCTTCGCTACCAGACATAGAAAGTAGTACATACTCATAAAGATTCATAGTATGTTCAGCACTAAAGTCCACATCCTCTTTTAGTAAATACAAACCATTATCTACATTTTGTTTTGGTGAAGATGATTCTGCATCATAACTAAACATAGTATCAATAGATGCAAATTTTGTATCAGCTTTACCTATTAAGGTGTATGGAGTATTTTTTAACTTTGTAAAATCATCTGTGCCCAATTCATCTTTATGCTCCAATAAATATTTTGCAATATCTTGTGGAATAATCTCATTTATTTTATTACTACTATATGTTGTTGTTGCGCTTGCAACACTATCATCAATTTGACTCGGAGTTGGAATTTTTACCCATTGTCCATTCTGTTTGAATTTAATACTCAAATCATTAAACTCCTTCCATATCACTTGGGTCTATCCATAATATTTGGTTTTTATCTGGAGGTTCTGTTCCAATATAGACCTGTTCGCTCATATCAATAGCTTCGTCCGTTCTAATTTCCATTTCTTTCTTTGCGGTTTTAATATCTTTTGAAACATCTGTCTTTAATGCGTAAGCAGATAAATCAATATTAAAGCCTAATTCAACCCATTTCGACCCATTATATACATATTCTTTATCATCAACTTGGTAAACATCACCATTTTGCATACCTGTTAGTTTTTGACCGTCTATAATAATATCTGTTCCGTCAAAACTATCTGCCGTGCCCTTAAAATGAAATGCACCAGATACCAAATTGTTTATTTCATCTTTATTATAATAATTGTTGTCTAAATTATTTTTAATCTCCGCAGTCTTTGCAGCTAAATTTTCATCTACAACTTTAATGTCTGCAATATCGGAAGTATTCTTAGTGACAGATTTTTCCACATTTTCTAAGTGCTTATTTATATCACTAATATTCTCAGATAACTCTTGTTTATTATCATTAACATAATCATAAACCGCTTGTGTTGCAGCGACACCAATAGCTCCATCTATAATCCTTGGGTCTATTTTTAACTCATTATCCGCTTCGTCTATATCAATCCATAAAATTTCCATATCTTGTGGCTCATCATCGCCAATATGGATTTCTTTATTACCGGTATCAACAATAACGCTTGAAAGCATTTTATCTCCGCTTTTTAATGATAAAATATTTTGCGAATATTGTAAATTGTCACCTTTATTACTTAACAGGTTTATGATTTGATTATAAATAGGGATAGTAGGCTCTGGCGGCGTTGTATCTCCGCTTTTGTCACTCTCCTCTATAATAATCGGCTTTTTATCTTTTGTCCAAATTTCTGTATCACCTGAAATACCTTGTACGGCAACAATAAAAAGACCTTTTCTTTTTATTACTTCCCAAGGAATTTCACAAAATGTATCTCCATCCCCAAGAATAACAGGGATTACAACATCCTCATCGTCCACATTACTACTTTTATTCTTAAACCAAATTGTCTTTGAAAATCCATCCCAACTTTCATCAAATTTGAATTTTGCAATGTGGTATTGAACAGAGTCGGTCAATATAATTTTTCTCGCATTATTACAAGAAATATCTAATTTATTCACGCTAAATGAATATATCAAAGAAGTTACCTCCCTGTTTAATTTATTATGTACATAGGGGCATAAAACCCCTATTAAGATAGTTTTTGAACTAACTCAACTATAATAGCGACAAGACCGCCGCCACCAACAATATAACCACCATATTTTGTTAAAAAGGATTTTATAGAAGATGTTTGTGTTTCGGCAATATCAATCTTAGATTTATTATCTACTCTTTGGATTTCATTGTCAACATCATCAAACCTACTCTCTACATTATCAACCTTTGTTTCAACACTATTTACTTTTGTTTCAACACTATTGACCTTAGAGTCCACAGTATTTAATTTTTCACTTAGCTTTGAAATAACTTCCGTCTGTTTTAACGATGTTTCATTCTGCGACTTAATGCTCTGTGCTAATTCAACCATAGCACTTTTCATTGAATCCATAGTTGATGCAAGCCTTTTGTTTGTATCGGTCGCTTGTTTCACAAGTAAATTATTAGTGTTTAATTCAATTTTAACATTATTGATTTCTTGGTTAATTTCCTTAATATCATCATATTCAATGTGGTCTATACGCTTATTTGTATCTACCATATCTTTATCAAGTCTATTTAGTTCAACTCTAATGTTGTCATCAATCATTTCCATTTGAAGTTACCCCTTATAGAAAATCATCCTTATTAAGAAAGAGTGTTATATCGCAAAGGATAATACTCCACAAAATGCAAGATGTATATAAATATAATTTAAGATATAAAAATAAAAGCACAAAAAATAAGGATATGACTATCCATTTAATCATACCCTTTCTATACCATTCCTTATCATAAGGAATATCATATTTCTTTGTATTTATATTTAATCTCTTAAAAACGATTGAAAAAGGTTTATTGTTATACCATCTATCTTTTAGTGGAACATCTATAATTTGACTGTCAAATGGCGCTTTTATATATAAATCTTTTATTGCAAAAAGACATAACACTATTGAAACCCATAGCATATTCAAGCAATTTTGTGCAACATATCCACAAAGAATAATTAGAATACTTGAAATTGTTATACACTTTCCGTTTGTTGTACAATGAAAACCGCCACAGTATTTTCTAATAATATTAAATACAAATGCGCTAATTATGACGAATGGTAAAACTCTAAAAATAAACCCCAAAACAATTATCGGTGCATAAGCACAGATAAGATAAATACAACAGGTAATATAATATGCCAAATCGTGATTCCCTGTCTTATCAATGATAAAATCTTGTATCTTTTCTAACAACATATCACGCTCCTATTATATTTATTATGTACCTTGGTTCTTTATAAGGAAAAGAACCAATAAGAAAACCGTTTGGAAGTGCAATTACTTGCGCACTACGCCAGAACCAATAACAATCTTCATTTTTTATTCTCCGTTATCTTTTTATAAATAAATATAGAGCAAATCTCTATAATTCTAAGTGGAATAATCAATAGAAATATTTTTAATTTTTCATCTCGATTTACACCTATTGCATCAAACCTAATAGTTGTTTCAAATATAAAATTATACGCTGTCTCAAAAATAAAGAAAAATAATACTCCAAGCGCAGAATACCCAAATGAATATTTAACCTTATTTTTATTTAGAATTAAAAACAAAGCGTTATTTATAATTATTACAATTTGATATGCCAACGGTGGCAAAACACAACTTAAAACACAGTTTATGAACGCCATAATAGGCACTTGCCACCACTTAATTCTATTTAACTTTCCAATATTTATGAAAAACAGGTTAAAAATAATTCCTTCGATTAAACTAAATAAAACATAATCCATTAGCATAGATTTCATATTATTCATCCTTTCTAAGCACTATTATACCATAAAAGGTGTTAAATGTCAAGAACTATTTTATGTACTATTGCAAATTACTGTTTTTTGCAATCCATTTGATGACTTGATACCAGCCACCACTCTTTATTGTCTTAGCAACCGACATATAATTTTTTGTATCTTTATACCCGTTACTTCTATTTCTTCTTCGCTTTATGACAAAATTTTCTTTTTCTCCATCTAATACAACCAAGTATTCATAAAAACCATTTGTAAAAGTTATATCAACCTCACCATAACAATTATATCTTGCAGTAGGTTCTTTTATATTAAATTTTTGACATAGTTTTAATATCAAGTCCTCTTGGTTATCGTAACTATAAAATGAGAGCCAAGACTGTGCCAAGTATTATCACTTCCTATCTAAATCTAATATACATTCTAAATTATTATTTATTTCAGCCATTTCGTCATAATGATGCTTTGTGCTAACATTTCTAAAATCGCTTATCATATCTGCCATTTCTGATAATTTATTTTCCATTTTATTTAACCGCATAGTGTTTACTATTGATGAAATAATAATTGAAATAAATATCACAACGGTTAATACCCACCATATAAAGTCAGTTATTGTCATTGTATGATAGAATTTTAGAGTATAATAAAACAAAGCAATCACACTAATAATACTCATAACTAAGACAAATATATTGCGTTTCAAAATTACGCCTCCTTTCTTTGGTATCAATCTTTCTATATTATACCACAAAAGGAGTCAAATGTCAAGTAGAAAATGGATAATCATAAGGCACCTCTTTCTCTAAAGACATATTTTTTAGTACCCTTAATGCGCTCGACATTTCTAAAATCTCGCTCATACACATATCTTCACATTTTCTGTTTTCTAACTCTCCGATTACGCAATCGACCAGCTTTTCAATTCGTTCAGTATAATTATCCATTCTCTATATGCCACCTTTATTATAAATTTACAAAATTGTATCTTAAAATTTTAACAATTCTACTTAAATCATCTTGAGTTAATTCTCCAAGCAACCGTTCTATTCTTTTTTTACTAATATCTCTAATACATTCACATAAAACAGTATTCTTTTTTCTTGCAAAAAAATCATAGTTTTCTTTTTGCAACTCATAATGATTTATCATATCTTTCTTGGTTGTACTTGATGTAATAGGTATTATAATGACATTATTTCTGTTCTTGTTAAGCATTTCGGCAGAAATAATTACACAAGGTCTAACGCCCTTTTCTTCACTACCAACATTGTTTTCACCAAGATTAACCATATAAATTTCGCCCTGTTTTATGTTTCGTTTCATTTCTTTTTATTAGTATTAGTTGCTTTCTTTTTAATCTGAAAAGGCTTTAATGAAATATCATATCCATCAATGCCATCTCTAACATATATATAATCAGGAACATATGTAAATGTATTCTTTACCTTAATTGTTCCATTGCCATAATCTATATATAAAAAACCCTTGCGCTCAAACAAGACCCTGTTAGAACCGCTTGGGATATTTTTTTCTTCTTTCACGCTACATTGCTCCCATCTATCATTAAGAATGAATTTGTTTTGCAATCGGCAAAATTTACTATAATCACAAATTCTATCCGTTCTTTTGCAAAATAAATATTCTCTACCCTTAAAATCTCTCCATTCAGCAAAAGTACACATAGAACCACCTTCTAAATCTTTTAGGGGTAAGAGAAATTCCTACCCCTAAAAATATATGTAAAAGGGCAAGATACAATGCACCTTGCCCTTGATAACAAAAATGCCTTACTTAATGGAACATTTGATAAACTTCTTTAACCTTAGATTTTGCCATCGAACATTCGTCCATATTGTCACTACATATTTCTGCAAGTTCTCTATAAACATCATTCAAATTATTCAAAAAGTGCCCAAGTTCATCGTGAGCCATTTGTAAATCATCGTCTTGTTTAGTTTTCTTGTATAATTCTTTATATTCACGATAAGAAGTAAACTCATCCCAAGCGTTCATTAAATAGTTATCTATTTCAGTAGAACCATCTAAATCGTCTGGAATTTTGCATTTATCTTTAGAATAATATTCCCCATCAATAACCTCTTTCAGCCGTTTTTCGGTTTTCATAAGTTCTTTTAGGTATTCCAAAAACGCACTATTTACATTGTTATCGTCCATCATTTTATATTCTTCTTGAATATTATCAAGAAATTTTTGCGCCACAGATTTATCCAACATTATCACCGCCTATTTCTTCAATAATTTTATCAATTTTCATATCTTGCTCATCTAAATGCGAATGTATATCATCGAGAATTATTTTCATATCGTCAACTAAAAAATCTTTAGTAATAACCTTATCATAAGTTAATAGATTAACAATAGTAGAAAATACCGATAATATATCAAGAGCAGATATTTCTCCATTGATATTAGAGTTATTGTTCATTTTAACTCAATTTTGTAACAGTGATATTTGCGTTAGTAAATGTTGCAGGAGTACCATCGTTTTGTATAGTAATACTCACAGGAACATTATCTGTAATAGCGCAACAATTAGGATTTACTCTAATCATAAAAGGTGTTTGAGCCAAATTCATAATTACAGTATCAGCAGTAGCACTTTGAGAAGCCTCAAAACCATTTACTTCTGTGCCATTGGCATACAAGTGCATAGTAACCGTGCCACCAGCAGTAGCAACTGTGGTTGCAGTACCAGTAAATCCAATTAAATATTTTCCAGCCCTTTTTAGCGTAATAGTAGAAGAACCATTGCTATAAGATATAACACAAGGATTTGAATTTTCCGAAGTGTTATAAACGACTGGACTGTTTGTATTAACGGTTTGAGAAACCGTAGAAACTGCCGTCAATGCCATTCAATCAAGTCCTTTCAGAAAGAGGTGAGTATTTCTACCCACCTCGTTATATTCACTTATTCAGCTAATTATTACGCAACTGTTCCACCACAACCGCAACCTACATTAACGCCATTACATCCAACGGGTGTGGTATAAGGACTACAAGTAATATAGGCGGGTTCAGGGAACGGTCTAATAGTAGAAATCAAATTAGCCGTCTGAGCCTGTTGACTTAATTGGAAGTTTGCGGTCAGCAAATCTCTATCTCTATCTTCTAATTTATCACGAAGCGCTTGCATAGTATTGGAGTTAATCAATGCACGAGTAGCTTCGCCCTCTGCGTGAATAGCAGTGGTAATATCACAGGTGTTCTTTGCATTTTCATAACGAACTGCATCAATGTTGCGGTTCGTAGTGCAACAGCAGTTTTGCATCTGGTAGCCAAGTTCTGTAATGCCACCAGAAACACCATTGAAGCCATTGAGCATCGAGGTGTTCATAGCATAAAAACCATCACACAGACCGTTATTGATGCCATCGAGTTTGTTTATAATTTGGTTGGTGTCAAACCCTCTCTGAATATCAGCCTGAGTAGCATAAGTTGCAGCAGCACCATTGCCACCCCAGAAGCCACCATTACCGAACAACAAAATAAATACAATAATCAGCGCAAGAATACCACCAGCGCCACCACTGAGAAAACCATTATCATCATTATTCTTAGTCAGAGCGAGAGCATCACCAATGCTTAAACCGTTATCCATACCCATAATAAAATCTCCTTAAATAAAATATATTATATATTAAATTTAAGAGTTGCGCACCCTCTTAAACAATATATTTATCGTAAATAGAGTGCGACTTGAGATTTTACTATATATAAGTTACTTAAAAACATTAGTCGCACCCCCTTGTAGCACAACTAATGTTTTGATTGTATTAACCAAAATCATAGCATTTTGATTGATTGTTTAGGTACAACCAATGTTTCTAAAGCCACCTTTCATTATCTAAAAAGCCTATTAAATAGGCTTGAAATATCATTTCCAGCAATATTCATTATTTGTTGAGCCTGTTCTGTTGCTTGTTGAATTTGCTCATCTGAATACTTGCCACTACTTTTAATTTGTTGCAAAAGATAATCTCCGTTTAGACCTTTTCCTTTTGCAACATTAAGAAATTTTGCAAAATTATTTAGATTTAATCCATTTCCATTTTGCATTTGTGAATTGCTTGTAGAACTCCAAGGATTAAAAGTTTTCATCACTTTGCCTCCTTGTTTGAGGGCTTGGTAGACTTATTTCCACTCATATTTTTAATATAATTGTTTTGATTTGCAACTATATCTTTTAATTGAGCCACCTCGTTATTAAGTTCTGCAAACTTATCCATTGTTACAAAGTTTACACTATTCTGTTCGTTAGACTGTTCAAAATTAAACTCCTCAAGTTTATAAGCATTAAAACTCGGTTGTCCAGTCATAGATACCGCTTTTACATAAACTTCTGGTTTACTTGAATGTCTAAACCATCTAATTTGACCGTTTTGAACAATAGAATTTTTAGCCTCGTCTATGTTTGAAACAATAATAAAATCAGCATTTGTATCACTTTTAGGCTGCTGGTTTTGTTGTGCGTTTAACATATTCATATATCTATTATATTGGTTATCATTTATATTCATAAAACTATTAGTATTTGGTTGCCCAAAACTATAAGTAGGAAAACCATAACCACTCATTTCTATAAGCCACCTTTCACTATGTAACTTCACGCAGCCGTCTTATGACAACTGCGTGAATAATATATTTAATTCTTATGCAGAAACACTTACTACGCAAGAAGCAGTCAAGGAAGTTTTATCCTTAACTACAATTTCAATGGTTGTAACGCCGTTAGTAGAACTTGCAGTCACAACACCATTGGCATCTACACTTGCAGAAGTTCCAGTTTTTGTGAATGTAAGTTTAGTATTATCAACCAAAGACGGCTGAGTACCATCGGAATACATCTTATATACCTCAATGGTTTTCTTTTCTCCGTAACCTAATTCAATGTTGCTACCAGAAACAACAATAGCGGAAACATTAGCAAACTCATCTTGACCGAAGATATGCTCAGTAATTACAGCGTAATAACCGTGGTCGGAGCAACCAATGTTACCGGTAAATGTAGCCAGTGCAGAACCAGAGATAGATACACTCGCAATACCACTTGCAGACAAAGACAAGTCCTGAGAACCCTCAAGCTGGAAATTGGGAATGTCAACAATAATACTACCAATACGAGAAGCAGAACCCTCGATGGATTCACCAGTAGAACCACTCTTAAACAACGGAATAGTCATTACTGCGTGTACAATAGACGGTACATAATCAGCAGAAACAACAAATCTACGAGCAGTAGAGTCAGAAATAACATACTTAATACAAAGCGTCTCGCCAACTCTCAGACCATCAATGGTAGCGGTCTTTGCGCTTGCGTTAAAATCAAACTTCTTATAAGCGTCATCTGCTTCGGTAGATGCTTTATACCAACCAATTACGCCACTTTCTGCCGTAAACGCTTTGGGCGTTTGAGATACTTCCAGTTGATTTTCGGTCTGGACAGTAAACTGCTCGGTAGTAAACACATCAGAACCAGCAGTAATAGCACCACCGCAGTTCAAAGCAAGGTAGTTCAAATCCCATACTTGGTCGGTCAATTCCAGACCAAAGGACGAATCGTGATAATACTTTCCGAGCAAAATGTTGCATTATAAAATAACTTCTCGGAAAAACAAAGTTATTTACTTTTACTATAAATCGCTACTTTATAGCCCTATTTCGTTCACACTAATAGGCACATTCTTTCGATATGTGATAAGACTATTTCTTCACCTTATAAATATAAGGGCAACCCATTTCTTTCCCCTATCGCTTGGGATTTTACTCTTTTCAGATAGTCGTTTGACCTTTTCCTATTCGGAACTTGGCAACCAAACATCCATTTACTTTCACTTAGGATTTAACCTTATGAAAATCTGTATCGTTATTTCTGCTTTCGCAACATTCATAAAACCATATTTCATATTTTATTGTAGTGATACAGCTTTAGGAATTACTGGTTTTAAGGTTGTGTCCTATGCAGATTACTCTACATACGGGGCATCAATTACCCTGTCCACCTCTCGCTTCCTCACTATTGATAGCCATATTCAAGCCAGAATCAGTCAAAGTACGGGAGTGTGCAATAATATTATTATTAGAATCAAAGAAATCTACATCTGCGGAACCAGCAAGTAAACCTTTTGCCATAATATTTTTCTCCTTTTATCTTTATTTGTATTTTATATCAAAAATGATTATCCATTAACAGCCTGAATTTTCTTTTCAAAAGTTTCAGCGTCTTTGAACATTTCTTTATACTTATCAACCTTTGGTTCAAACAGAGGAAATTTTATATCATCTTTAATTTCATATTTGAACGATGCTTGTATAATCTTTTGGCTCAAATATATTTCACTATTAACACAATGTGAAAAAACTTGAGTAAATGTTCTATAAATCATTTCATTTATATCTTTCATAGAATATCCAGTTCTACTCATTACATATGTCTTTTTTTCTTCTAAAGACGGATTGTGCACCTTTTTACTTTTTAAGGCGCACCATTTCTCATATTCTTTCTGTACATCGGGATTTACATATCTATCGTCATAGTCTACATCATTTTGATATAATATAATTTTCTTTATATCATCAAACTCTTTTTCTGAGATAACACTTTCTGTATTTCCTTCATCATCCGTAGTATATAAGAATACCTTTTCGTTATTCCGTCTAAGTCCTACATTTTTCTTAAAACATAATGCAAGTAGAATACCTAATATCTCAATCGCACCATCTGTTGCAAGTGCTATATCTGTCAAAAATCTAAGATAACTCATTTGAATTACCTCTGCATTATTAACAGTCTCTTTTTTTATTTCTAAAACGCTCTTACAACTTTCATACACAGGATATTCTTTAACAGTTATAGGATAAATTTTCAACTCTTTGCCAGTCTTAACTTTATATGGGACTGGCTCTTCATTTGAAAAATAGTTTATTTTTAAGTTTTCAATATCAACCATCACAGGTGCTCCCAGCGGGCAAATTGATATATCGAAGTGCCATAGTTAGCGAACGACCAAACAATGTTTTACTATTCGTTAAGCCTATATTAGATACTGTTCCTCTATTTATATCTCTATCAAAACATAAATATCCGACACCAGCGCCAATATCACGACCATTAAAAACAGTCAAGAACAAACTTTCCATCAGGTCTGTTCTTTCGCATAAAACACCATTATAATAAACAAGACAAGTCTTTTCATTTGTAAAGAAATTAAAATCATAACACACAACTGCATTATTCCGTGTTTCTGGTATAGTATCAGAGCGGAATAATCTAAATTGTGTTTGGCTTTTACTATCGGACAAAATAGACCCAATAATAGGCTTCATAAATACTCTGAATTTTTGTTCCTCGGTGTCTCCAGTCCAAATATATGATTTCTTTTGCTCAAATGTAAGATTTTCTTTGTCTAATGCGTCTTTCGTGTCATAGACAAGACATTTCCAAAAGTCCTCTGCGGGCTGACTTGTTTCGGTCATAAGAAATTCTAATATCTTATATAAAATTAAAGGTTGTTTTGAAAAGTCATTATAAGATACAGAATTATTACCATTGTAATTTATATTCTCGTAAATCATAACAAACTCCTCAAAATAATTTTCAATACAACATCTTCACAGCCGTCTGCGCTAAATGTCAAAACAAGCGGAACTTCACTCATTTTGTTATTTGTCAAAGAATAGCCGTCAACCATTTCTTTTAATGTATAATTTTTAGGATTTACACCAGTAGCGGTGCAAGTAACAATATCGGATTGTTTTTCACCCTCAATATATACACCACAAATAAAATTAACGGTTTCTTTTTCATTCAAATCTTTAACATCTGCTGGACTAACAATGATTTTCTTTTCGGGTAAATAATCATCTACAATCTTAATTTCAATCGTATCATATACCTTTTCGTTATTCTCCATATAAGCCGTTATAACAGCCTTAGAACCTTTTTCACCAACAAGAGTATAAATACCATTATCGGTTATAGTAACGGCATTTTTGTCACTTGTAGACCATTTGATAGGTATGTTCGTTTGAATGTCGCCATTCTTAACAACATTCGCCGTTAATTGTCCAGAAAAACCTTTAATTTGTGAAATATCTCCACCGTTTATAGACAATTCATAATTCGTCATATAATAATCACAAACATTTAATTCTTGATTATCAGTAGGTAAAATAGGAGAATATACAAGATATAATTTCATCATTGTTACTATCCCATCTGTGCCAGACTCTTGATTATAGTTATCTATATGCTCAACTTTATAACATTGACTATGTTCAAACATAAAGCGTTGATTTAACACAATACTTTGTGTCTTTTCATTAGCTTGCACATAAATAATCATTCGTCTATTTTCAATCGTTGCCGTTTTTGCTACTTGTTGATTTGTGCTTGTAGCTTCATATCCTACAAAAGCCTTTTCGGTCAATATTTCACCATTTGCACGATTTATCCACGATATTTGATTATTACATCGAATTAGTTTTGTCCTTGCAACTTTTGCAAGTTTATTTATCTTATCATAACACAAATATGTGTCGCCGTCCCATTTATATTTCTGTCCACGGTAATTTCTATGTTTACAATCCTTAAATAAAACTGTAACATAGTCTCCTATGGCTCTGTCTATATTCAAAGTAATTTCGGCAACACTATCTATGTGCACTTCAAAATCTCTATATGTTTCATCAAATGGATATTTTTCCTCTTTTATCCAATGCACCAATGTACTATCGTCAAAATAATCATTTATCCATTCTTGTGTGAATTCATCATAATATTCACCATTCGGAGTTGAAATGTTCCGAATGTAATTATCCTGCCAACTCAAAACAAATCACTCCAATATGGTAATTCATTGAGGTGTTTGATGTGATAATTGTAAATATCCTGCTGATACTCTGATACAAGATTGCTATACCAGTTATCATTTTGTTTCATTATCGGAGCAATAGCATCTTTCTTAAATTCTCTTTGAGACATATAAGGAAGTCTTGCTTTAACATCTTGCGTTAATCTCTTGAAATACTTAGATACCGCAATTTCTCCAATAATCTTTTTCTCGTCCATATCCAAATCATAATCAAAGACATACTCTGTATGTTGTTCTCCGGTATCTTCATCTTCAACTATTGACTTAGTATATGTTAGAGGCTTAATGCAATCAAAATCAGATAAACCATTTTTCAAAAACCCACAAAGATATTCATATGCTACATCTCTATCTGTCATATAAATTTTATCAATTTTATAATCGTTAATGATAGGCAACATAAATTCGTCATAGATTTCAGCAAAATTTGTACCCAACCGAACACCTCCGTTTCTTATTATTTATTATTTATTAGAAGCCGAAAGCAATTCTGCAATCTCCTCAATTTCAAGACCTTCATCACGAAGTTCTCTAATTCTATTAAGGTCATACGCATAACCACTATTCATTTTTTCGGCAATCAATTCTGCAATCTTTTCTTGCGTTTCTTTATCCATATCTAAGATAATATCAACGCTCTCATCATTACTCAAGCAAATCAAATCCTCAATTTGCTCTTTTGTAAGAATATTGTTATAAAAATCGCCAATACCCAAATCTTCATAGTCTTTCTTAGAGGTCAGAATAGCCCAACCCTTTTCAAACTGAGAAGTATAATTATTAACAATATCAACCATATCCGTAAAACGAATATTTTGAACATCACCAAACTTCTCAAATACATAAGAACGACCACGCTCTCTGGGGTCTGCGTTTGTTCTCAGAACATAAGTGCTTGCAAGCATAGAAATAACCTTAACTGTTCTTGTTAAGTTAGAATCAGACTGCACAACAACATTAGGTGTAGAACTATTCATTTGGCTCTGCATTTCCAACATCTTTGCTTGCATTTCTTGCATAGCCTTGTTAGCCTCTGCTAACATTTTTTCCAGCCTTGCAGTTTCACTTTCATTATCATTTTCCATAACTTCTGTCTTAGGCTTAGTCTCAGCCTTAGTCTTTGTTGCGGGTCTGCCTTTCTTGGCAGCAGTAGTTGTTTTTTGTTCAGCCATTATAATTTCTCCTAAATATGTACGAGGGGCATATTTCAGCCCCTCTATATGTTAAAACTCGATTAAGCGAGATTAACTCTAACAACCTTATAGTTAGTGGCGAGGTCTACGCCCAGTTCCTTACGGAGAGTGGAGAGGATAGCAAGGTTATTGTTATCAAACTCCTTATCTGTGTTGGTGATAGTAGCACCGATGGCTACCTGAACCAACTTAGTGCCGTTCATAGGAATACCATAAATTCTATCTTCAGGCAGAGCAACAATGCCATCTGCACCATCAACGGCATCCAAACCAATAACAGTGTAGCCATTGAACTGAGTGATATAACCCTTGGTTACATACTCATCCTGAAGCAGAATACGAGCACGGGTCTCAGAGGGCAATACCTTCTTCAGAGCCACGGCATCACCAACAATCACCATCGGAGCACCATTCTTAGCGCTTGCATACTTCAGCTTGGAGATAAACTTATCCTCATCATAGTTCTGCAAGGTCAGGTTAGTATCAGTAATAGCATTTGCGCCAGTAACAAAAGCGTCAACAGTCAGCGCATACACCTTAGACACCATAGCCACAGCCATACGCATAGCATCCTCAGCAACATAGGCATCACCAACAAGAATAGCGGGCAAAGTAGTATAGGTAGTCAAACCATACATCTCAGTTGCAATAGTCTTATTAACAGTCTTGCGCTCTTGAGTCTTAGTATGCTTCTGTCTACGACCCATCTTAGATACAGCATAAACGCTATTATCGGTCAGGGTGTACTCAAACACATCGCCATAACCACCATAGTGAATTTCACTCAGTAGCTCAGTACCAGTGGCGCTCACCACAATAGGAGTAACAGTATCAACAAGCACCTTTTGAATCAAAGCACCCATTTCGGACACTGCACTAAAATTAGCGTAATCGGTAATATTGTCAAACTTTTCAGGAGACATACCGCTTCTACGCTGCAACTCAGAGGCAAAAGCACGGTTAATCTTTTCTGCCTTTTGAGTCATAGTATATTTAGTATCGTAAGACATCTTTGCACCCATCTTTTCGGTACAATACTGTCTTGCGTAATCTTCCATACCAGTTACCAAATTCTTAGCCTCGTCATTTGCCTTAGAAAAGGTAACAACAGAATCAAATTTCTTCATTATTTATTTCTCCTTTACCTACAATTAACCATTGAAAGCGGTCTTAACAATGTACACTTTTTCAATGTCATCACTAAAGTCGCCAGTGGGGTACTTGGCATCCTTAATATCAACCACCTTAAAAGAAGCAACAGCATCGGTCTGTGCCTTTTTAATTGCAAACTTAGCAGTGGTGGTAGGCTCAAGAAAATCACCAACAACGGGAGCGGTAGAGCCATCTACACCAGCGGCAAGAATACCAAACTCAACACCCACTTCGGGGAAGAAATAATCAACAGCCTTACCAGCGGGGTTGGTATAATCTCTATCATCAGTGCTATGAGCAGGGAACGCCTTACCGTTAATCACATCATACTTAACAGAAGGATTATACGCAATAGCAACACGAGCGGTAGTAGCAGTGGGCTTAGCCAGAGCATACAGCTCCTTATTCTTAGAATCAACAGCGCCCTCAACAACGGGGGAGCCACCATCAATATCAAAATCAGCAACGCCAGCTCTATTCATACAATGAGGAATAAAGTTGTCGGTTTCAAACAAAACATTATGTTTAGCCATTTTATTTTCTCCTTTAATAAGTTAAATTACATCTTATCAAAGACACTATCATATTGAACAGTGTCCTTTCTTGTATCAACAACGCCCATATCAATAATTCCATCATCTGTATTGTGGCTGGACATAGTTGCCTCATACGCTTGTGCAAGAACAGAATTCTTCCAAGCGGTTACAGTTTCATATGTACAATCCTTAGAGGACTCTACAACTTCTGCGTACTTGTCATCAGACAAGCCGCCCTTTACCTTAGAAAGAGTATCTTGAACAACGCTCTTGGTCTTTGCAACTTCAACACCTTCCTTAAATTTCTTTAATTCGGCAATCTGCTCTTTGTACTGCTCAATTTCTTGCTTGGCGGCATTTAACTCTTTCTGCAAGCAATCCATCTTTTTCTCAGTATCATCGTCTTTATCGTCCGTTTCGCTATCGCCAGTCTGCTCTTCCTTGGTATCATCAGCAGTGTCTTTTTCATCTTCTGCCTTATCCTCGGTATCAGCATTATCATCTGCGTTCTCTACGGGCTTTTCATCTTTCTCTTCAGGAGCCTTATCAGGATTTTCCTCTACGGTCTTATCGTCTTTAGTAGTATCGGGCTTTTGAGTTTCATCCTCAGCCGCCCCAACTACTTTATTTTTTTCATCAGCCATAGTTTCCTCCTTGTTTAATTTATTTTCTATATTTTCAAGTTTTTCTAAAATATTATCCATCTTTTCTTCTTGGTCTAAACCAAGTTTTCTATAAATCTGTTTAATTTTAGATACTATAACTGTTTCATTTTCTTGTTTTGCATAAGATAAAGCACTTGTAAGCCCTTTTCTATTATATACCCACTCGCCATTTTTTAAGTTCATAACTGGATAACCAAGTTTTGTAACTTGTCTATCTTCCCAGCCGTCCTCAAGTTTTAAGCAAACACTTTTGGCGATTGTTTTATATTTCTTTTCTTTTACAAGGTCTTGTTTTGCCTTATCTCCGTCCCACTCGCCATAATCAATGGCTTCCTTGGACTTATTCAACGGATGATTTTCATATTCTTCATCTTTTTGCATTTCTGCATATTTTACATATTCCATTTCAGCCTTTTTCAAGGTATCTTTACCCATTTGAGTTAAATGAATACTCGCATTGGGCACTGATGGCTGATATTGTAATCCCAAAATTGTAATACCTGTAATATTAAATCCTTCAACAATTTTAGGCAAATCTCCACCATCCTCAAAACTTTCTGTTTCGGGTGTAAATCCAACCAGTTCTTCTATACTCACTGTCCTAAAATTGTTTTCTCTAAACAAAGTATATACATCGTTAGCATAAAGTTTAGATAAAATAACATCGACAGAAGCAATTAAATCTCCATCGTCATCGTATCTAAACTTAACCTTTTGTTCTGGAACCCTACCAACAATCTTTTGATTAGCCGTATGTGTGGTAACATCGCCCATAATGTCATCGTATTCTGCGATGACCCACTTATTGATAACGGTGTCTGCATATTGTCTAATGACATCCTCGGAATATGTGTGATTGTGAGAGTTACGCTTGGTACTTAAAAAATCAACCGTTCCATATGCAAATTCAAAATCTTCATCATTTTCATATCTACGCCAATCATCTATTGACATAGTTACTTTATTCTTAAAGTTCAATGGGCATATCCCCCTCTTGTAACTTTTTACACAATTCATCTGTTTTCACAAAATAAATTCTGTCTGCGCCAAGTTCTCTATAACAGGGAGTAAAGCCCATTTTATGTAATTCCTTGGCTGTATCGGAGGTTACGCAAATATAATTATTCAGGTTCTTTGGCTTGCTCAGCATTATCATTTGTAAAATCCTCCGTTTCTGTAATTTCTCCAAATTCTCCATTATTATCATCTGTTTGAATTTCGCTATCATTATTGATATTCTCATCTAAATTAGTTAAATCAAACAGATTATTAGTCGGAGAACTATTATACATATTATCGAACATTCTTTCTAATGCCATTTCTGCATATTCTTTTGATTTTAATGTAAAAATAACATCATCTTGAACATTCTCTGCCTTAATAATCAATTTATTATCGCTTGTAATAATTTCTCTACAACTATTTACATTTACATTGATTATTGAGATTTTATCAGTTGTTAGGCTTTTGTATTTTATAAACATCCAAACACCGCCTAACTGTATTCTCTGCTAATTGCTCCACCATCGGCAAGTTCATCATTTTCTTTAGTAGGAGCACCCTGCTGTGTATCATAAGTTGCGGTATTAGCATTAAACAAAGCAAATAACAAATCCGTTGTATCTGTAAACTTTGCTTCTTTTACCATTGTTTCAAACTCACAACCATCGTAACCGAGCAATGTACCCCATCTACGAATAGGAACTTGTATGCCCTTATCAGAAAGTTTCAGATGATTTTCAATCTCATTCTTTCTAATAAACGGCAATGTAGAGCCACTAACTCTAAATCTAAACTTATATTTTTTAGTCTTTTTGTTTACAAAGAAATTTAAGAAATTCTCAAACTGCGGATAAACTGCATTTGCAATATCTTGATAGTCAGCATTTGCAGCTAATTGCGCTTCCTCTTGCGACAACTTTTCATCTGTATAAATTAAAGAACTATTTGCGGCAGATAAACCAGCACTTGTCTTTAATTGATTTTTATACATATTACTATTATTGTCTGCAAACTGAAACATTCTTGTATTCTCTAAAGGTAGTGCAATTTGCTTAATGTTCTTATTGATACCATTTCTTGCCAAGTGCATTATTTGCCCAACCTGTGCGGGGTCAATCGTAAATGCGTTCTTATTGTTGCCTGTATTGTCCTTATCTCTTGTTTTCATCTCACCAAGAATTAAGGCGTTGGCAGAAATAATATCTTTATCTCTTTGTAGAGCACTTATAACATCATCATCAAATACAGTTTTCATTAAATAAGCAAACGGTGGTACTTCATTAAAGTTAGATGTGTCATATTTGAACACCCAAGCACCCTTATTTACTTTTGTTCGCACATAACAATCCCAAGCAAATCCATTTACTTTATTTAAGTCACGACCGTCTCCAACAATAAAACTTTTTAGATTTTTATTTTCTGTATTTCTATCGTTGTAGGCGGCAATCAAACTTGGGTCATAGTTAAGGATATTAACGCCCATTTGGTTAAAATAATTCAAATTAAAATCCCATAATAAGCCATTTACGCCTTTTCCTGTGAATTTTCCTGTAATTTGACAAAATTTTTGAGGCATAGTCTGTAATGAATAAGATTGAACTTTCTTTTCGGTAATATCAATCTCATTTTCATCATAACTGCCTTCGCTATCTCTTAACCAACAATAATATGTGTCGGTCTTTAACATATTCTTTACGGCATTTCTAAATTCTTGTTTTGCCTTAAAGTTCTGGAAAAACTTATCTACTCTACGGCAGTCATCTTTATATTCTTGTGAATCAAATTCACTATTATCTTTAATATTAACAGGATAACGGTCAATATCAAATGAAAGTAAGTTTAATTTATAATTGATTGTTCTATTATAAATCCCATCCCAAACTTCCATAAATTCAGAATAATCTTGTAGATTTTCTGCCGACTGTTTGTAAGAGGCGATAGCCTTCCTTAAAAGTTCCCTATCGGGAATTTGCGGGTTATTATTCAAATCAACAAGAGTTCTATATTCTTGTTGAGTATCATAAAAATAACCCAACTGCGAAGTGTAAAGTGCATTGGCATATTCTAATACATTCCAAACTTCATCTTTTGAAATTTTATCTCTCGCCAAAGACTACCGCTCCTTTCAGTTTAATAGTTAAATATCTCATAAAAGTCTGAAATATCAATATCAGACTCTTGTTCTTCTTTTGTATATTTTACAAATAACTTATCGCAAAAATAATTAAACATAGCCAAAGCCATATATCTATCTTTTGTTGCAGAACGATTTTCTTTTACCTTTACGGAATTATCTTTAATCTCTGTGTTCAAAGACACCGCCTCATTTATCATAGACCGTGTTTCTATAAAAGGCTCTAATACTTTTGCTTTGTTTTCTGGTGTTCTTTCAATCCATCTTGGGTCTTTAGATATAAGTTGTGTTTCCTTATCTCCATCATCCATTAAGAATTCAATTATACCATCTTTTAAGTTTTTGCGCATAGCAAGGTGCATATTTGTATTGATTTCTGCCGTACCAGCAACAGGTATAATTACTTCTTCAGCTTCATCACTTAATGTTCTTGCAATTTTATCTCTAATAACCGCATCGGAACTAATTTGTAATAATTTATCTTTACAAACAGTCCAAGCGGGATATGTAACATTTCTATCCTTATCATATGTTTCAGTTGTTAATAAATCAAAGAAAACATTTCCTACCAATTATGTTATCATATAAGTTTTTTATCTTATATTTCTTATAGTTGTGTTTCCTATAAGTTCGGCGTACCTTTTCATCTATTTTTAGATGCCGAGAACTCTTGACAGAATTATATTCTATTATATAGTTTCATCTGCTACGCTCTGCGTGTGACTGTAATTTTACAAACAGCCTTCCACTCGGATTGGCATTTCAGCCTTCCCGTTTTCTTTCTCAGTTCAATTATATGTCACCATATAAAGGGGCGAATTTCACCTTTAGAGTCCATTACAAAATATTTACATTTATAATCATAAAATAGCCTTTTAATTTCAACAATCTGTGTTTGTGAATTAAGACCATTTTCGTGCTTTATAAACTCTACTTTGCGATGATTGTTTTCTTTGTTCATATTGCCAAGGATAAATATTGAATTATCGTTTTCTCGACCGCCACTAACTGCAATATCGGCGGTCAATGTACGAATTTCATTATCATTAAAATTATAATCTTCGTGTTGTTCTCCGTCTATATATTCCATATCGGTCAAAGGATAAAACGCATTAGATAATTTTTGATTTCTATGAAAATCATCATACAAAAACAAACTACCCTCAGACTCTCCAAGCCACAAATTCAAATATTCCATTTCAAAGTTTAAGTCGTCCGATGTAGCTCTTCTTGAAATATATTGCTTTTTAGACTGTATTCTATTGGCAACAGATGTAAAAATATCTCCACCAAAAAATCCGTATTTAATATTTTTATCTGTATAATGATTTCTAACCGTTTGTTTTAAGTGTATCCAAAACCAATTATCTTTTGTCCTTGAAGATGTCAAGAATATCTGTTTTGGCTCCAAGTATAAACCATTATAAGAATAAGGCTCAAGTGTAGGTTCAATAATTGCATAATAATCTTTGCCCTTAACTAATCTCGCCTCATCTGTTATGCTTATATTCGCACGAAGTCCACGAGAACTATCGCCACAAGCCGCCGCAAATATTTTTGCACCATTACCGTATTCAACAATAAGAGCCTCGGTTGTGTCTGCTTTTCTAAATTTTATATATCCGTCTTTTCTAAGTTGCTTTAATACTGGACTAATTCCCTTTTGTTCACTACTTAAAAGGTCATCAATCTTTTCTTTTATTATTACATTACTTTGTTGTACAACGCTTGATGTAATAATAATTTTAATACCCGGAAGCAACAATGCCAAATCATTAGCAAGAACGGCTATGATAAAACTTTTTGACAATCCACGACTTGCAACAATATCCATAATGTCGTTTTCCCAACAGTCTAATAAAATTTGCCGTTGAAAAAAATGCAATGGAATTTGTAAATAATCCTCTGTGTATATATCAAGATTATTCAAATAGAACATTTGCCATTCGGCTATTTTTCTATCATAATCTCTTTTAGATAATTTTTGTGCGCCCTTACCTTTAATTTGTTTTAATTCATCTTTACCTATGTCAATCAAGATTGTATTTCTCCAAATCATCTAATGATATGTCAAAATCTCGTTTTCCTACCAACATATTAGCAAGTGGTCTCAAAACTAAATCCTTCTCATATTGATGAACTTTATTCAAATCATAATTTCTTGACGGTTCAGAATAAATATCAGCAACATTTTTTTCATCAATCAACCTAATCTGTTCGGCAAGGGCTTTTTCGCTCATAGTCTTAGGTTTATTGCTTTCAAACTCATCAACCTTTAAGATTGACATTTCTCTTGCAATACGATTTTGTATCTTATCAATAGTCTCATCGCCCTCGTAGCGATGGTCATTTATTTTTCTTAATAAAAGCCTATCACGGCACAAATCCCTAAAAGTATCTTTCTGCTGGGCGTTTACAAATTCAGTAATGCCCTGCGTATATCTTGAAAATGTTTCTTCAAGGAAAGTGTAATCATCAACACTATCTTGCTTTCCCCAAGTATATTCAAGATTTTTCAGGTCTCTTTCAAGATTTTCTTTCGCCTCATATTTTGTATCTATATCAGACAAAGACACATCAGTGGCAGAAAAATCAGTCCAAATGTCTTTCTTCATTTTATACTTGTGTAATTCTGCCACATAATTACCTATAACATTTCTTCGTATATTCTTAGGTGTATCTTCGTCATCGTCTTTAACCATCATTCTTGGTGTTTTATTCTTATTGTTTCTTAAAAATCTTTCTTCAATGTTTTTCCAAATTTCAAGAATAAACGGAATGTCCATTTTCTGCAAAGTAAAATAAGCAGCACTGCGAACATTACCATATCTACTTAAAAATATTTCAAACATTTTTTTACAGCAATCTTTACAAAACGGAACTCTACCGTCAGAAAACGGAGACCAACTTTCATAATAGTTACTCTCTACTCTCATTCCGATACAATTTAAGGCTGGGGTATCGTGTCCAAGACACAAAATCATTTCTTCTGGTCTTTTCGATTTTTTTTGAGCCATATTTTACCCCTATGTAACTAAAAAAGCAGAAGAAATATATTCTCCTGCAATTTTACAATATTTTAATTTAGTACAATCGTGAAGTCTGCAATCTTGCCTTTACCGCTCTCATAGCAACAAAGTTTTGCACTCGCATCTGCTGATTTTCTAATTCTCATAGAAAAATCATCAATACCCATAATAGAACCAACGCCTATTGCGCCTTTTCGCACTCCACAGTTGCAATATTCATCAAAATGTTTATGACCGCCAATCATATAATCAATGTTGATGCCATAAATTTCGCTATAATCCTTAATTGACTTTGCAAGATTTGGAACCTCGCCGTGAATACCAAGACAATTATATCCTGCAACATTTTCAAAAATAAATCCAGTTTTATTTTCAACAATGGTAAAATTCGGATTATCTTCGTTTTTGATTTTTATAATGTTACTGATAATTTTGTCACTACTTTCACAAAGATGTTCATTTTTCTTTCCGTCAAGTAATCTCAGTTCATCGTGATTTCCAGATGTTTGATTATAGACAACAATCGTATGCTTCGATAATTCTCTAAGCCATTCAGCCATAAAATTACCAAAATTGATTGCACTATCAATAACACCATATCTCAAAGACCATATTTGAGAATTTCTAATAAATCCCTCTGTACTATCTCCAAGATTATTCACATACAGCTTCTTGATATTAAACATTTTGATTTTTTCTACGGTCTTATTAAACAAATCTCTCATTCTTTGTTCAAAAATTTCAGGGCTATACTCATTTAAGATTTCACCCATAAGACCATAAACTTTCATATCCTTACCATAATGACAGTCAGCAATATTCAACTGCCACTCCATATCATTATGCTCAGGCTTAATATACTCAATCTTTGTATTATTATCTTTATTTTTTCTAATACAATCAATTACTTTTTCTTCAAACATCTCATCACGAGCCTGTTCTCTAAGCCATTGATTATATTCTAATTTCTCTGTTTGTAATTTCTTTCGCTCTTTTTCAAGTTCTCTTTGTTGTTCCTTTAGTTCTTGTAAAAGTGCATCAGAATCAGCGAATTTAGCCTGATTTGCTATCATAATCTTATTAAAAGCCTGAAATTTCTTTCTATATGCGCTTTCAGAATAATTTTGCCCTAAAAGAGAATTTAACACATATGCTACTTCTTCCCAAGTGCCAATTTGTTCCTTTTCGGAGCATATACGATAAATCAGTTCATCTTCTGTTTCGCCCTCATATCGTTTATAACCCATAAAGTTATTTCTTATTCTTTCTCAAACACAGACTTGATTTGCACATTTGTTCCGACCATATCTTTAAGCAAATCTCCAACATTGACCTCAAGAACATCATCTTTCGTGTCAATAAAAATTGTCAACTCGCCATCTTTATCATAATCAAGAACACCAACCACATCTGTCAGTACAGTTTTTTCAAACTTATGTTTCATAATCAAACGCCAGCCATTTCATTAAAAAATAATGCAACATTCTTTTCAGCAGAATTTTGTCTCAATTTTTCTTTCTTTTTCTTAGCATCATTAGCCTTCTTGAGTTCCTTACGAGCAATTTCCTTTTTTCTTGCCCGTAAAATCTCAAATTCGTTTTTATTTATATCTTCCTTAAAACGCTTTAGAGGCTTAAATTCTACTGCATTATATTCATCTACCCAAAAGATAGAGCCATCTCTTTTGAAATTGTTTACTCTTGCGTGGGCATCAACTGTAACAAGTTCAAAAATACCAATATTAGGTACTTTAACTCTGCCATTAAGCCTTAATTCATTTAAGATAACTCTATACAAGGCATCCATATACCTTTTAGCCATAACAGAACTTGCATTTCCGTACTTTGTCTCACTTGATAAGACGGTATAAAAATCTGATTTTTTAATATCACCATTCATCGTCTACATCATCTTCATTAGCTACTTCAAGTGCGGCTTTATATCTTGTCTCCGAACACTCTCTTAGCTTATCTTTAATTTCCTTTTTAATTTTTACAGAAAAATTATCGTGCCCAACTCTATCTTCTTCGATAACCTTTATTTGATAACCTTTTGCATTTTTGTCTTTTGTTAAAAACGCATTGGGCATTTTAATTTCTGTTCCTGCTTTCATACCTTTAACATACTTTGTCTGAACCGTAGCAAAATAAGGAATGGAAAAAGAATAGTTTACAAAATTATCATTTTCAATCAGGTTGTCTATAACAGACCTATAAGTTCTAAAGACATTTTTCACATCTTCTTCAGTTAAATATGTCGATTTTGCAACCAGTCTACACATTCTACTTCCATTTATGTACCCAGCGGACAACTTTTCTCTTACTGTCTCCACCGTAACTTCCTGTGCGGGAATATGTTGTTTGATTACCGCCATCATCTCTGCGGTATCATTGTCATCGTTGTCTAAAATATCTATAATGTCAGCCGTCTTTAGGTCTTTATTATAATATTTCTTAACAACAGACAAAATAGAATTTTTATTAAACAGGTTTGTGCCTTTATTTCTATATTTTGCCATATTTTTCTTTTTGATTTCTCCCTTCTTTACCAATATGGTGGCACTGGACGCATTTTTATACGCCCAGCGCCGAGAAAAATAATTGCAATCCCATATTTATATAGCGCATCGGCAATAGCGCTGGAATGTACTTTCGGACATCTCCGAGTTCCCCTTCCATATAACGGACGAATTTGAAAGTGTCATTTTTGGCTTAACCAAGCCAAATTTTAGACTTTTTCGCCTTTATTTTTCTGCAATTTTTTAATCGTTTTCCGCAAAAACAAAGCAATTTAGGAACTTTTCACGATTTGTTTTATACAAAACATTCAACATTTTCCTTGTAAATTTAACCGCAGACTTATCAATAGGTCTACCTTTACCATCATTTTCAAGCCCTAACGCACTTTCGACTAAACGATTGATTGTCACAAGGTTGTTTACCTTAACTTTTGACACTTGCTCTAAAAGTTTTTGAAATTCATCTATTTGATTACTTATATTGTCGCCTTGCTCTTTGCTTGTTTTTACAAAATTGTCATATTCATCTACAAGTTTTCTTATTTTAGACATTTGTCTATGATTTGGCTTTCCGTCAATCTTAACAAAAAAGTTTTCTGTTGGAATTGTGTTTGTTGAACTGATTGGTTCTATCTCATCTAATATTTCCTCAAGCCAGTTCATAGGACATTCTAAATCATAGTTTATTCTATCGTATATTTTCTTTTTATTTGCACGAACTATCTCAAAAGGTATTTCTACACCATCTTTAGTATATTGAATATCTTTTGTGTATTTCATAAACTTAGGATAATCACATTTGATTTCTTTTTCTTTATCTTCATTTACACAAATAGTTTTTGTCATTTTCATACAGGGCATTTTTTGTATTCTGTCAATTTCATCCATTCCATTGATTTCATACTCTCTTTTACATCCATCAATTATAATCTGCAATATGTTATCGTATAGGCTCTTTATCCCATACCTCTTATGGTTTCCCATAAGTTCAGACTATCTCTTTACCCTCGTCTTATTCGTTAGGGTATTCGGCACTCTTGCAAAGGATTATTGCTTGTCTGCTCACCTTGTAGTCGTTAAACCTTACTGCCTACTTTTATGACATTTGACAGTCTTGGTAATTGATTGGCTTATATATAAATACTTAGCGTTCCAATTTTCACCGAATAATTTTTGAAAAGTGTTTCCACTTAACCGACCCATTTTATTAAGCCACAACTGATAGAATAACAAAATTATCATACAATTCTTGCTTTGGTTCAGTCCAATAATAAGTCATAGCAAGTTGAGCTAAATTGCTCGACCAACCAATTCCTAATCTTGACTTAGCAAACTTATTATCCATTTGAGAATAAGCAAGTTTTGTATTTTCGTATGTAATAGAACTTTCTTTCAGTTGATTTACAATCGTAGGAAATTCATCATAACACTTTTTTGCACACCTAACCATTACTGGATTATTTGTGGCAAAAATGAAGTCAGAATCGAAATCTGCAATATGTTATCGTACAGGCTCTTTATCCCATACCTCTTATGGTTTCCCATAAGTTCAGACTATCTCTTTACCCTCGTCTTATTCGTTAGGGTATTCGGCACTCTTGCAAAGGATTATTGCTTGTCTGCTCACCTTGTAGTCGTTAAACCTTACTGCCTACTTTTATGACATTCAGCAGTCTTGGTAATTGATTGGCTTGTGTGTGTTAACTTTTGCGACATAACCATAACAGCATTTATCACATTTTGCTCTTCTTGCTATAAAACTACTGATTGCCTTTATGCTTCCTTTAAGATTATGTTTATTCTTAATCCACTTTGCACAGTCTTTTATACAAGAAAATGATTTTACTAAAATATTATCTTTATATAAATCAACGGTTTTACTTTTACCATTTTTGTTTCCGATTTTACAAACGCTATATCTACCAATATTTGAGCTATGTCTAACATTGTCTATATGAGTAATCCATTCAAGATTATTAACACAATTATTTGTTCTATCGTAATCTTTATGATTTATTTCTGAATATTTATTTGGATTTGGAATAAATGCCTCTGCCACTAATCTATGAACAGACACATATCTTTTAGTTCCGCACATCTGCAAACAAACAACTTTATACCCATCCGAATTTGTTTTTGGCTTTTTAATCTTTTCATTTCTAACAATATATCCACATTTTGCCTGTGAATGAGGAACTTTTCTACAAAGAGATTTTACCCTACCAAGATTACTGACCTGATAATAACCAAAAAATCCATCTATATCTTTCCATTTTTCTATCAAAAAATCACCTCCTTTTATTCTTTTACACACATTTAGCGTTCCAATTTTCACCGAATAGTTTTTGAAAAGCGTTTCCGCTTAACCGACCCATTTTATTAAGCCATTAGTCCTATCTTGTAAATCCGTTCCAATACAGTTTACAGCAACAATATTTTTACTAAACGGAAAATACTCTTGCATTTCTTTTGAGTAAGTATTTTTTAAGTAGCAAATATTATTTGGGGAGTTTTGTGGCGAGCGTATTCCGCACAAATATTCACCGTTATCAAATCTTGTTGTATAACATTGAATTGTTCCTTGCTCTTGTTTGAAACAAGGGTCATTCTCCCAATTCTCTCCAACGCTATATAACAACAAAGCGTATGGATTGCCACACATAGTTAGATTATCTGCGTTTACGGTTATCTTTCCTTTGCGTAGTCGTTCAACATAAGCAAAAATTATTTTCCGCTTTTCTGTTCTAAACCATTTACTATTTGCAAAGTCATTATTTTGCTTATACAAATCAGCAAGCATTTCATAATGATTGACTTCCGTTGCGTTTAATCTCAAAAACTTTTCAAACTCATCATCATCTTTTTTTATTCGTTCTACATATTCTAAACTATGTACGGCAAGTTCTCTAATATCTTTCTTGTTGCACGGCAATGAGTTTATCATTTGATAACTCATTTGTTGGACATCTCCAAGTTTACTTTTGTGGTCTGTTTTCACAACGCCAAAAATCGACCCATCGGCATTTATTCTGTCACACCAATATTGATATGGATTATCTCCCATCAATTCTGTAAACTTTTTCCATTTGATTGCATTGTCCGTTGTAATAACTTTGATGTTTTTCATCAAATGTTTCACGCCAAACATATCCACAATCTCATAAGTTTCATAATCAACGCCGTTCTTTTTGCACCAGTCTCTAAAGAATTTTTGCAAGTTTGTTCTAAATCCGCACATCTTAAAGAAATGATTACGCAACAAAATCATACCGTTGGCATATTTTGGCATTATATTTGTGTCTACAAGCCCCATACCATCCCATAATGTGTTTTTAATATTTATCTCTGTCTTATCGACAACACACTTCTTGGTCGGCACTCTTATTTTTTTATAAACCTTTGTTGAATGTTTTTTACCCTGTTCTAATGCCTTGGCAAACTTTTCTTTTGTTTTTTCTTCATCTACAACTTTTTTTTCTACAAAATATTCATCTGCTTTGACAATATTTCCGTTTGTTTTGAAATAACTATCTTGGTCTTTAAGAATTAGCACATCTTGAATAGGAATGTGCATTTTTCCAACAATGGTACTTGTAGTCAACGGAGCATAAGCCGACATCTCAACAATTTTGGCTTTTTCTTTATTCATTTTTGTTCCAAGTCCCATTGTCAGCCAGTCATAAGCCTCATTATAATATTTTTCGTTAATAAATATAGACTGCCCAACCTTGGCTTTAGACGGTGTTCTAAATAGCATTACATAGCGTATCGTCTGCGTTTTTTTAATATCTCCGTTCTTATCTCTTGTGGTATAATCAACAGACACGCCGTTTTGATAAAATTCATCACGAATTTCCTCCATAGACTTTTTAATGAACTTATCTTTGTTCCTATGAACATTCTCCATAATTTCATTTAGTCGCTTTGAAAGATTTTCGTCAGACTTATCGGAATTATCAATTAAATTTTGTATTTGTGCGACTTTCTCCTCGTATGACTTAGAGCCAAAGTCAAACTCTAAGCAAATAATATCTCTTGTAGACTCTCCACGATAAACATTTAAGCCCTTTGATATAATAAAGTCACTAAACAGAGAATTATTGAACATTGCGTCTGTATAATCAAGCCTATCTCTGACCCCTAAATTATATTCATAAAGCGTTCCCGCTTTAATGTTTTTGATTTTAATTCCAAATTCCGACAATCTATCACTCCTAATATCGTCTGTGAACCAAAATTAGCCATTTTTATGTTTAAGTAATGTAATTTCACTATTGAGCACTAAAAACGCCTTAAATTGGCTCACACAGCCTCTCAGCGGTATTTAAGCACCATATGAAAGTATTACTTTGTGAATTCATCACAATTAAATGCTCCTTCAACGCCAAATGTATTGCAAATAGTCAAATTTTCATAAACTCCATAAGAATATATATATAAATCAGTGTTATCATAATTTGAACGCTCTATGACAACCTCATTATTTCTATTAAAGTTTTTGTTATATGACATTTCAGACCACACATTGTCACTTCCTTTCGTTTACGCTTGACATTATACCATAAATCAAAGCGTTTGTCAATATTTTTTTATCAGCACCAAAATGTGCTCGATTTATCTTACTCTGTAATTATACCACATTTTGTTCCGTTTGTCAATAGGTATTATATATATTTAATAATTTATTTACAAATAAATTTATTTACAAATAAATAATATAATATATAAAT